CTAATTCCCCTTCGTTACTTCCCTCGCCCACTCCTGCAGGTACTCGAGCGCCGCTTGATCCTGCTTCATTCCTCGGCGGATATCCCAAACAGCGCGTCCAGCTGCTGCACTGAGTTCGACGCTGGCTGCATCGCCCACGCTGCCGGCGCCGGTGGCGGCGGACACGATGGCGTCGGCTCTGGCAACCTTGACTTCGATCCGCAGGCGGCGACGCTCATCGTTAGCAGAGCTATACAGACGCTCGAGGCGATCGTTTTCGGTGAGTGCATGGCTCAGTCTCTCGGTTGATTGTTGGTCGGCCTTGGCCAAGCGCTGCTCGAGCGCCAGACGGTCGGACTGCTGTTTGAGGATCACCGCAGCATTTGCCTCAGCAACCTGGCGCAGGAATGTCTCGTGCGTCGCCGCCTGATCGGCCAGGCGCTTGCCGTAGGCATTCCCCTGCCACTGCCACGCCCCGGCAGCCGAAAGGGCCATCAGCGCAAGCACAGCGGCTCCTGCAGCGATCAGCTTGTACTGCTTGAACAGGGCGATCATCGCATCACCTCACGGACTGCTGCGGCGAAGTTCCGTCCCCACTTGGCGCGGAGCTCGGCGCGCTGCTCGGCAGTCCCTCTGTCATAGGCGCCAGGGCGCCACGTCTTCAGGTACAGCTTCCAGCCGCCTTCCACGTCATCCTCGCTCGGCAGCCTGCCCGGGTCGCTCCAGAGCAGAAGGCGAGCCAGCCCAGCGGCCAGCACGTCGTCGTGTTCAATGGCGTTCCAGATCGACCGATTGTCCGGCGCAACGCCGCGGGCACGGTACAGCGCCGCAGCATGGGCCTCGGTCGCCTCATGCTTGCGAACGCCGGCCACCATCCCGCCGCCGAGCTCACCTTGCCAGAACGATCTGGCAGGACCATTGCCCATTTGGCGGCGATGGACGAACCGGCTTTCCTGCAGTCCGATAGCCAGCAGCATGATCTCAGCCTCTCGGCTAGACATACGCGCAGGCAGCAGCGCGAGAGCGGGCGCTATGGCTCGCTCCCGTAGTTCTGAGAGGGTCATGATTTTCTTCCAGGCAGAAAAAAGCCCCGACTGGCGGGGCTGTTAGGCGAATACTAGGGTGTGGGCTCCGACAGGGATCGGGTTAACCGCCTGCGCCCATGTCAGCTCAACCGTTTCCGAGCCAGAAAAGCTCATTGCAGACTTTGGTACAGCCGCCGCCCCGTCGATGGACAAGGAGGTAAACGGCACGTCCGCTATGCTCGAAAACGGGCCGACTATGGTCATGTACATAGCTCCAGAGGCCCACTCTATCGACTGCAGCTCTCCGCGCGCACCGCTTACGTTAGCGGCCCCAGCGAACACGTTAGCGAACTGCGGAGTAATCGACCCATATAGCCCCTTGTAGAAACCAGTAACCCCCGAGGCTACGGTGCTTGCCGCAGAGCTAAGCGACACGTTGACAGGTACGGCGGTAGCCCGCGCAAAGCCCGCCACCACACCGGGCATCATGCGGCCACCGTCTGGCCGATCACGTCCCATTCGTTCGTGCCGACCTTCTTGAGGGTTACGGTCATGCGCGCAGTCATGTTCAGCGTGCCTCCGGAGGGTGCGTTCAGCGTGACGCCGCTGGCTGCCGCGAGGGTGACGTTGCCGAGTGCGCGGATGGTGATTTCTGTCCCGATCTCGAATGCCACCGAGGTGTTGGTCGGAACGGTCAGAGTGATGGCGCCGGTTGTATTTGGGCGCAAGTAGTTCCAGGCGTCGGTCAGGGCGAGCGTTCGGGTCGTGGCAGTGCCGACGACGGCCGACTTGTCCTGCTTGGTGGCGGGGTTGAAGTTGCCTTCGTGAAACAGTTCGGTCCAGGGCGATCCGAAGCCGCTATTGACTTGACGTGTCCAGAGGCGGAAGACCCCGTTCACGTAGAACTGCGCAATCTGAGCAACATGGGTGGCGCTGTACCGGCCAAGCACCGTAAGCATGTAATCGCCGCTTACTCCAGGGGGATGCGTTCCGTTTGGAGTAGCGGCCCTGAAAACACGGTACGTCCCGTTGGCGACCGTGTGATCGTCTACGGATGTTCCTGGGAAATTGACGTTCGTTGTGCCCCCAGCCGAACCAAACGCCCCCACCGCCATCAGTGCACCGGCCGTGGTGTCGGTTGCCGAGGTCTGCTTGACGAGATTGCCTGTATGCCAGTTGACCACCCACTCCGACCAAACGCCACCCCGAACCCTGCGGAATGCCATCAGCGCCGCAGCCGCCGTAGCGTTGGCGCTGGAAGCCTCGATTGCTACCTGGGCGCCGTAGGTAGTGGAGCCCCAGAACATCACCATGATTCGGCCGCTAGAAAACCCCGGTGGCACTTCCGTGAGCCCACTACCAAGCGTGCTCCACAGTCCGGGCGTAGTGATTTCGTTGAGGCTGGTGACGTTTGCTGTGCCCTGGCCGCCCAGCCCAAACAACCCCATCGCCGCTCGCACGAAAGCAGTGGTAGCGATGGAGTTGTCGTTGTCGGTGGACGCTGGCGTCGGCGCTTTCGGGTCGCCGGTGAAGGTGGGGCTGGCGAGGTCGGCCTTCAGTCCAAACTGCGCCTGCAGTTTGCCGATCGCAGACAGCACACTGTCGGCCGCCGTCACTGCCGTGGACACAGCCAGGCTCAGACCGGTAAGCAGCGTGTTGCGGACCCGATGCTCGCTGAAGTACAGGTTGGTCGAGCCTTCAGCCAGGGCATCGGTGGTGCCCGGGGACGGGTTGATCTCCGCGTACACCGTTCCGGTCCAGCGGTACTGGCGCGTCGGGTTCGCCGCGGTGCCCTGGTTGATGGCGATGTAGATTTTCCCCGTCTCGCCCGTCGCGGGGAACTGCGCCGTAGTGGCGTACTCAAGCACATCGTCGACATAGCTCGGCAGCTGGCTGGCAGGAATCCGGGCGGTCGCGTCCAGGGTAGCGATGCCGCCCGATACACCACGCTCGCTGGTGTTTATCTTGTTATCCAGCGCGGCCTGCAGCCCGGTCACGGTGCTGATCGCCTGGCTGCCGGTATGAGTCGCGCGGTCACGCAGCTGGGCGTCGCTGGCGTTGGCCGTGGCGCCGGTAGCGACGCCGTCGAGCTTGGTCTTGTCGGCGGCTGTCATCACGCCGGCCAGGCTCGTGGTCGCCGCCCCGAGCGTTGCGCCCGTGCCGGTGCTGCTGGTGACTGGTACCGCGGTTGTGGTGCGAGCTCCCTGCGCCAGGTTCGTACCTACGTTGACCTGCGCGCCCGCCTGGATACCGTCCAACTTTGTCTTGTCGGCCGACGCAGCCCACCAAGCTGCAACCGCCTGGAAAACGCGCTGGGCGGTCCAGGCACGACGAGTCGTGGCGGTTCCGGCTTCGGCTTCAGCCTGGCTGACGGTCGAGGCCGTCCACTCGCGGGCGTCAGTGAGCCGGCTGTCGCTTGTCGCGATGCCCAGCTGCTTGACGGTGTTGTCGCTGTGCTTGGTGTATAGCTTGGCGTCGGCGGTATTGACCGCCAGTTCGCCAATTTCGAGGTCGGTTGCAAGCGGGACTTTAGCCGCCACGGTCGACTTCTTGGTGAGTACGCGCGCCATATTGATGGGCTCCGAACGGGATTAGAAGGTGCCGCCGTCGACCAACTCGACAGCCAGGGTGACGAAGCCATTGCTGGCGTCTTTGGTCATTGCCATTGAGGCGTTCATGCGAAGCACGCCGTCGGTGCCATCGGTTCCCCACAGGTAGCCGGAAGTCCCGCCAGCGACTACGGCGACCTTTTCATCCGCAGTCCCCTCTGGAATGTTCAGCGCGGTCTTGAATGCGTTGAAGGTGAGCTTCTTCTCCTTCTGCCCGGCAGCCTCGCTGGCGTCGTGAATGATAAGAAGGTCTGTTGCGCCATCGATCGCGGCCAGAGTGGTGAGGTCGTCGATTGCCGGAACGACTGGCAGCTTCGTTGTGGCGTCGGTCGCGACGTGCAGAGTTCCGCGGTCAGTGGTGACCATCGGCTCGCCGGACAGCATCCCGGAGGTGGGCAGGTTGGCCTTGATGCCGCGTTTCAGCTGAAGACGTGTTGCCATGGGTGTGATTCCTTAATTGAAGGTGCCGCCGTCGATGGTTTGCAGGTCGAGGTTGGCGCGCGCCTCGGCCTTGGCTTGTTCGGTCGTGAGTTCGGAGAAGCGGTTGCCGACCTGGAAAAAGTCGCCCGTTGCGGAGTTGACGCCGGGCGGCCCCTGCTCGCCGGCCATGACGACGACCGTCTCGGCGTCTGGCTCCAGGCCGATCGCGTATTCGGCGCCGGCCTCGATGACCAGCACCTCAGGATCACCGCAGATCGCGATGCTCATGTGGTCACCTCGCGGCTGACGGTGACGGCCCCCTGCAGGTAGCGCTGGACGGTGCCGTCCGCGTACTCGACCTCGAGGTCGTACACAGCCTCCGCCCAGGCAAGCGCAGCGGTTTGGGATGCGCTCATGGTGCGCGTCAGCGTGCCGGGGCCAGTAATGGCCAGACCATCGTTCTCCGTGGTCAGCTCGAGCAGCAGAGCACCGCCGACGCCTGCGCGAATCTGCATGCGGGCTGTGGCGCCGGTCAGGTCTACCGGTGGCTTGTAGATCAGCTGCCCGCCGGTTGGGTTGAGGCCAAACGCGGAGAGCGCGTTTATCTCCAGCGTGTCAGCGTCGACCACGGTGACGCGGTGCGGGCGCTCGCGTGTCGAGCGGTTGACGCCCTGCAGGCCGCTCACACCATCGACCCATGCCAACCAGTTTCCCGGCAGCGCGTGGTCTACGGTGAGGCGCAGCGGTGACCCACCGAGCGCGGTGATCGGCCGGTATTCGTAGCGCGGCTGCATCAACCGCAGGGTGTCGCGCAGGGTCGAGCCCTGCACGATGTGCAGATCGAGTTTTGCTGGCTGCATGGTTGCTCCGGGCAAAAGAAAGCCCGCGCTTGGCGGGCTGTGCGTCGTTGTGTTGGGTCAGACCCAGGTGTAGCGCTCGCCGCCAACCAGGCTGCGCACCACCTGCCCGGTCACCGGGTTGTAGCTGCCGGTCTGAAAGTTGGTGTGGTGCTGCCAGAGCGCGAGATTGAAGTTGCCGCGGTCATTCCGGTCGCCCGGGTAGAGATTCCCGGTGGAGCGATACCCTGCATCGACCCCTGCCGGGGTCATACAGGCGCTGGCGGTGTACTCGCAAAAATCCGTTTTCTCCGCCCGCACGATCGCGCCGCGCACCTTGTTGGAGAACTCGTGCGCCAGGTTGACCGTGACGTTGAACGTCGTGGCGAACCCGGCAGCGAACACGCGATTGACCGACGGCGCATCCTGCCTTGGCTGGGTGCCGGTTTGGTGCGTGGTCGGCACGGGATGAGCACCGCTGAAACTGAAATTCGACGTGCCGCCGAGCGCCATGTTGAAGACTCGACCGCTGGCCGTCTGCTGGTCAGTCCAGTGCAGGTTGAAATACTCGTCGAACGCACCGCCCGCATAGGATGCATAGCCGATGACCTTGCGGGTGATGGTGTAGGTATCCCAGTAGTAACGCCCGCCTGGCCCAGGCGCCGGGCTTCCCTTGGCCAGCGTGGTTTCCGCATCCACGCGCAGGGTGACCAGCTGCGCCACGCCCGCAGCGTCGTACCAGGCTCCTGTCACTATCTCGACGCGGGACGTGCCTACAGAGGTCCCGGTCGAATACCGAAACGCATCGGAGCATGGGTCGGCTGAACTGGTACTGCACGATGCCGGCTCGCCGGAGCCCTCCAGCGACCAGCTGGGCGTCCATTCATAGTCGCTCTCGCCGACGATTCCGGTGCTTCCGATACGCAGCACGTGAACCCGCTGTTGGAGATCGGCGCCGTTCTGGCTGCTGATCACGATGCCAGAGCATTGTTCATAGGTGGCCAGCACGCGGTAGGTCATCGCGGTAACGCCAGCGTTGAACACCAGCTCGATCAACGCCAGCGGCCCGCTATAGGTCACGTCGTTGATCGCGATCTGATAGGGAGAGACCTGGTTCGAGGTCCTGCTTAGCGCGAAGATCCAGCGGAGCCCGTCCGGGCTGATGTCGACAACCTGCGCGCGATTGAAGTCGCTCGGCACGTTACCCAGCGCAGACAGCGGCACCTGTTGGTCGGCGATGCCCGTCTGCACGCCAGCACGCACCAACGCATAAGCGCCGAAATTGGTTATCGATGGGTCCACCGCTCTGAACGAATCACCGACCCGGAGGAGCCTGATTGCAGGATTTTCCCTGGTCCAGTGCCGGAACAAGTTGTCGGTGCCGCTCCCGTTGGTGATGGCCACGTTCCAGAGAGCCGCCTCGGGATCATCCAGCACGGTGGTCACCGCAGGCATGCCGTTGTCCACCAGAAACGTGGACGGGTGCGCCTCGTTGCCGATGCCGGACGCTGTGATCTGACGCCCGCTGGGCAACTCGATATAGGGCGCACCGGTGAGCGGCACGACATGCCGACCGTGCCATCCGAAGCCGAACTCGACGACCTGATCATTCAGTGGCAGGTCAGCTAGTGACATTCTCGAACTCCAGGACCACCTCGGCATCGTTGGCGTCAGTCATATGCACGCGCCGGACGGCGCGCACGCTGAAGAACACCATGCCATCGGTGGATGGGCGGTTTACCGCGGCGTAGTACTCGCGGCTATTGGCCGTCTCTGTCAGGGGGCTGGCAATGCCGCCGGCCGCCGATGGCGGGGGCGCCTTGTAGTCGCCCCTGCCGCGCGAGGCTGGCAAGGCGCCGACCGGCTCTATGCTTGGCAGCGAACGGCGCGGAGGCTGCGGCCGAGTGAGGCGGTTGATGTCCTGTACGACCGTGGTGCCGCGACGGCTGTTCTCCATCGCATCGCCAAGCGCGCGCCGCGCCGCCTCATTGGCACGGCCTAGCTCGCGGCGGCTTTGCTCCATTGCCTGCCCGGAGGCTCGGCGGCTATCGCCGAGAGCCATCACACCACCGGAGTAACAGGCACGCTGAACCAGTTGCCCTCGCCGTCGCTGACGTAGAGGTTACCGGCCAAGTTATCCAGATACAGCCCCGGCACCTCATTCCAAGCAGAGCCCGGCGGCGTATCGCGCACCTTCATGCTTGCGAGCCATGTCCACTCTGCGCCGTCGCCAACTGCAACGCGACGGTCGGACGAGCCTTCGCGCGAGACATAGAGCGCACCTGCAGCTGGATCCCCAGACGGAGCACCGGTCCCCACCTGGCTCGGCGCAACACGCATCCAGAACAGGCCGGCCCCGTCGGTAACCGCGAGATAGGTGGCTGGCGGCACTTCGGCCTGATCAATGTAGTGATCGCCTGGGTTATTCGGCTGAACCGAGGTCGGCGCGCCTTCACCGGTAAAAATGTGCTGCGGCATTTGTCAGTCTCCAGTGGTAAGGATGTTGCCGCCCGCATCTGTCAGCGGCTGGCCTTGTTCGTTGGTGAGTGCTCCCGCCCCACCTCCATGCTCGAGCGCCGCAATGCGCGCTTCCGCCTCGGCGATTCGGGTCAGCAGTGCGTTGAGCTGGCCAGCGGTTACGGTGCAGTAGATGACGCTGCCGCCAGGCCAGAGCTGGTCGGCGGTGCCCTCCCTCGCCCGCGTCAAAGTCGCGGCGCCGCTAACGACAACGGCATCGACGATCTCCCAGCGCATGCGCAGCGCATCGGAGAGCGTCAGTCGATAGCTGCCATCCGGCAGGTCCAGCACAGCCGAGGTCGCCCCTTGAGCCAGCTCGATGGGCTCGAGGTAGTTGTTGATGTAGGCCATCACAGCTCCAGCAGATCGTTGGGGATGCCGACGCGGTAGAGTCGGTCGGTTTCCAGTTGGCGTTCGTCGCGGTCCTCGGCTGCAATCTCGTCGGTCACAGCCTCGATCCGGCGCGGGTACATTTCTGCGCCCGCCGTGGTTGACGAGTAATTGCCGGCGAACCCATCCAGCGCATCGTCATACGGCGGCGAGGCGATCCTGCCGCCTAGCTGTGTGGGCAGGATGTTGGCTGGCGCCTCACCATCTGGGCCTTCACCGCCAGGGGCTGAGCCGAGGCGTGGCGGCAGGGTCAGCGGATCACTCACGCCACCGCCGCGCATCACTGCAATGCTGATGGTCGTGATCGCCTCACCGCTGGCCAGGTCAAAGCTGTCCAGGATGCGCCGGCATTTGCCGATGGCATGGGCGCCCTGGTCGTTGAGTTCCAGCGTGTGCGTCAGGTCAATACCCAGTGCCAGGCTGGCGGGCACCTGCCATGTGAGCGTGGTTTCGCGGTGCGCGGCGATGATCTCGGTTTGCCCAGCGCGCAATGCGACATTCATTGCAGCGGCGCGACGGGCATCGTCGGCCAGGTCGGTCGTGCCGCTGTTGCCACCGAGGATCGGTTCGCTCGTCCACTCGTCCGCGCGGTCGCTCTCGATATCAACGGTGTAGCCGGCCCGCTGGACGATGCGCGATGGCTCCGCTTCGCCTGCCGGCGTGGCTAACGTCAGCCGGTAGGTCTCGGTCACGGTCTGCACCCAGCGCCGCGCACCGACCCAGCTGACGCCGAGCAAGAGGTCGTCGAAGGTGTTCTGCCATGACACGCCGTCACCGCACGGGTTTGCCATGGTCAGCGGCAGCGAGTAATAGTCCGGGCTGATCAGCGTCTCGCCGTTGCCACTGGCGGCCTCCTCGATCATGTCCTTGGTTGGCAACTCGTGGCTATTGGCGCGCCACAGGCAGAAGCCGCCGAGGCCTGTTTGCCCCTCGGTCACAGGAGACTGCCAGCTGTAGTTCTTGTTGCGCTGCCACAGCCTGCTGTAGCGGTAGCTGAATTCGATCTCTACTCGGTTCGTGGTGCGATCAAGATCCGCCTGCTGCAGCTCCACGGTCTGATACAGCGTGGTGCCAGGCCCGTAGATGAAGTGCGGCGCAGCGGCGTACCAGCTCGTCACGCGCAGCTCCCCGGTCGGCGAGCAGTCCAAGCCTACCGGTCGGGTGCTCAGTCGCTCGCGGGCGTAGTCCCAATGGCTGCGCCCCTCGACTTCTTCGAACACATCCGCCGACCAGAAGCCGCCCACCAATGAATCGATTGCCGCGACAGTCATGCCTTCGACCCGCTGCTGCAGCTGGTCCGAGCATTCGCACGTCAGCACCCGGCTGACCGGATTCCAGTTGGCGATGCTGATCTGGCCCGCGTAGCGGCGGGCCTCGGTCGTGGCGCCCTGGCTCGTGCTGATGTAGTCGATCGATACCGGCCTGCCCTTCCAGTCCGGCGGCACGACGGCCACGCCAGGCGCGATGAACAGATTAAAGCCAGCGATGCCAGCGGCGCCCTCTTCCCGGTCGACGGTGACGGTTCCTGTCAGCTGCGCCGTGCGGTTCACGCCGTCAACCAACACGCGCAGCGCCCACACGAACGACTGCCCGCGCACGATGTATTCCGGTTCAGCGGCAGCACTCGCCAAGCCGTTCAGCGGCACGGCGTTCAGTGGCGAGGCGTTAAGCATTAGGTTTCTTCCCAGGTGATGGACCAGCTATGGCTGGCAGTTCCTGAATCTTGCGTTTCGGATGGCCGGCGAGCCTTGACGCTATAGATCGGCATCCAGCAAACGCGGTAGAGGGCAGCGCTGGTGACGGACGTAACGGTCGCGACGCCATCGGTGACGCTGCAGACCGTATTGACCCAATCGTCGCCGACCAGCGCCTGAGCCCACGGCGCCACGTCAGGCCGCGGCGTTCCGCGCAGCGTGTATGTCAGGTCTGTGCCCGTCACGCTCTGCACCTTGGTCGACCGCAGCTCCATCGGCTGGCTGTAGTCCAGTCCGTGCAGACCGGGCGGCATCCAGCCAGTCCCGCTGATTGAGCCGGACATGCGCTCCCAATGCGTCATCGATACCAGTGCGCCGTCGCTCATCCGCATCGACGTTTCGCCGCCAATGGGCTCCTCGCTCAAAACCGGCGCGCCAGCGTGGAGCACGATCGGCACGCCGCCGAGCATGATTTGAGGTTGTGGCATTTCTCAGGCTCCAGAAACGACGAAGCCCCGCACGAGCGGGGCTGGTTTGGCCTAGCGGAAACTAGTTTCTTGACAAGATTCCAATACTGAAACCGATCACTTCGTTGATTTTCCCACGCCAGAGCATTCCGGGGTCGGACGGAACGAATTGACCGTGAGTGAGCAGCTTCGCGTTGCTTAGGTGGATATAGATCGGCGCGCTAGGCTCCTCCCCATCGTCCTTCTGCACGTAACGTTCACGCCACGCATTGAATATGTCGTCAAATGATGATCGCAGCTCGTCGGTCCCCCACCGCTCAGCTAGTAACGCCTTCTGCTGATCCATGTATTTGGCGCCCCCAATGATCGTCCCAGTAACAATACCGGCAGCAGTCGTCAGAGTTACGCCAATCTCAACCCCAAGGTTTGCGCTGTGGACCAGCGTCTGAAGCATCCAGTCGCACTCAGAGTTGACCAATGTCAGTGCATCCGCATCATTCATTTCCGTTTCCTTCAGGAGGGAGTGGACCTCGATGCTAGCAGTCCGATATCAGAATGCGCTACGAGTGAGTTCTCCCATGCTTTCGAGCCGTCCTACTGAGCAGGGCTTCGAAAGAGTCTCGCGGCAAGATAACTTCTAACTGGTTGCCACCATCAACGAGCGTGGCCTTGCCCCAGTTTTCAAGGCCAGACAAAGCGGATGGCTGCATGCTGGCAACCGTCCCAACCATGCCGCCATCGGCAAACCGAGGGATCGGGATGCCGCGGTTGAGCATGTCGAGATGCCGCTTGCCAAGCTTGCGCACGGCCGCAGCGTTGATGACGTACTCGCCGTTCGACAGGTAGGCCGGGATGCTGTCGCTGGTACCGGTGCCTGGGCCGCTGATATATCCGCCTGTGGCGAACTTCTGCGGCGCCGGGCCTGGATCCTGCAGCGTGTAAGGCTGACTGAAGTCGTACTGCGCGCCGACCTTGACGATTATCTCGCGCTTGGCCAGGGCATCCAGGGCGGCCTGCACCTGTGCAAGCGCGGCGTCATCCATCTTCACGCTGACAGGCATATCCTCGAGCGCGGCGGCTGCCGTCTTGAGGTTAAGCATCTCCTGCTTGATGTCAGCGATCTTCTGCTCGGCACGGCTCTGCTCAATGTCATTGGCGGCCAGTTCGATGTCGCGAAGCTCGCCGATAAACCCGGCGAATCCGTAGGTGTTGGCGCCGGCCGCCTGCAAGTCCTGAAGCATCTTGAGAGCGGCTTGTGCCTTCGCCTGTGCTCCTTCAACATCACCTGCTTGCAGAGCCTGCCGCGCCCCAACCTTCAGCGCCTGAGCGGCGCCATATGAGGCCTCACCGCCAGCGTTCATGCCGGCAATAGCGTCTTGGTAGCGCTTCTCGATATCCAGTCGAGCGTTGCGGACCTTTTCCAGCTCGCTGTTGGCCTTCTTCTCGGCAGCGATCAGCGCTTTCACACCCTGCTCGGATGCTTTGATCATGCGGTCTTGCTGAGTCTTCAGTTCCGCAATGTACTGGTTGCGCTCGCTGACCTCCTTCTCGCGGGCGGCTTGTGCAGCAGCGGCTGCAACATCAGAGAGGAACTGCAGTTCAGCATTGAGGCCGCTCTGCTGCTCGACGATGGCAGCTCGGAAAGCAACGAGCGCGTCCTTCTTCGCCTGAAGCTCTTCCTTAGAGAACAGGAGCCCGTCAATCGTCGTGCTGAGGCCAGTGCCCTTCAAGCTGCGGTCCAGGTCGGCGATCTGCTGGTCAACCTTGTCCAGCTCGGTGACCATTCCTGAGGCATTGGCAGCCACGAAGGCAATTCGCTTGCCAAGGTCAACGAACTCAGAAGCGCCCTCGACGGCAGTCCCCGCGAGGGTCGCAAGCGCCGAAGCCAGTTTTACGAGGTTGTCGACAACGGCCGGGTCGCTCAGTGTTTCCCCTAGACCGTTGATGGCGTCGATCAATGGCTTGACGTTTGCCTTTCCGACCGCCTCATTCCAGCGATCAGAGAGAGCCGTCATGGCGCCGCCAACGGTTTCCGGCAGGCTCTCCGCCTCTGCGCGCAGCACGTCAAGCTGGTCAACGAGGGCGGAAGTCACGACGTCAGCGGTCAGCAAGCCCTGCGCGGCCATCTCCTTCAGTGAGCCGATCGGCACGTTCAGCGAGTCGGCCAGCGCCTGCATGAGACGCGGCGCCTGCTCGGCCACACTGTTGAATTCGTCACCCCGCAGCGCGCCGGCACCCAGCGCCTGGGCAAACTGGATCACGCCATTCTCGGCTTCCTGCGCACTTGCCCCCGATACCCTGAACGACGTAGAAACAGCCTCAGTTACCGCGAGGATGTCCTTCTGGCTGCGGCCAGCCTCCTTCAGCGGTCGACTGATTCGCTGATACAAGGTGGCCAGCGACTCTAGAGGAGTCTGCGTTGCAGTGGCGATCCTGCGCAGCTCGGTTTGCGCTGTGTTGAACTCCTGCTGCGACTCGGTTGCAAGCTTCAGCCGCGCGTTCATCAGGTTGTAGCTGTCGGCCGCATTGGCGATGCCGCGCACGGCTCCGGTCAGCGCAGACACGGAGAACACACCGATCAGCGCCTTGCCAGCCGTAGCCAGCTGCTTGTTCATGCTGTTGAGCTGGCTGTTTACTTCATCGAACGCCTTCTTTGAGTTGTTCTTGCCGTCGATGACCAGCTGGGTTTTGACCTGGGCCATTTAGGCGAACTCCTTGATCAAGCGTTTGAAGTCTTCGGGCTTGGCATTCGCCGCACGCGCGGCGATCAATGCGATCCGGTTGTCTGCGCGGTCTTCTGCGTCGATGGCAGCCAAGAACGTCTCGATCTGGCGCAGGCTGTATTCCTGCACATCAGTCAGGGCATGGCCGGCGCCAATCAGTCGCTGGACGACGGAGCCCCACTCAGCGCCCTTACCATTGCCGGCAGGGCTTCGCCGAAAAAACTGGAATTGACCCGCACCACCTCGACGAACAGCTGAACGGAGACGGTCGCCGGAAGGAACCACAGCTGCCAGCGCTTGAGGCTGGTCGTTGCCAGCAGCACCTGACGCAGTTCGCGGCTATGCGTGGCGGCATAGCGGTTGATCTGCTGGACGCTGGCCTGGCTGAACAGCTCGACCAAAGCGCCGGCCGACTTGCCGTAGCGCTCGAAGTGGCGCAGCTTCACCGGCAGGATCTGCACGTCACGCCCCATCACCTCGACGGTGACCGGCTCAGGAAACAGAATTTGCAACTCGTTCATGCCAAACTCCGGGCAATAAAAAACCCGCCGAAGCGGGTCTCGTTTGATGCTTGGCTACCTAGCGCACAGCCTCTGCCAGGATGCCTCGAATTGTTCGTCAGGGATTTCGCCCTCAATGACTGAGATGCCTCCTCCGGACGCCATGTACCTCTTGAAGCCGTTGTACGCTCCGAACCCGTTCTTGGCGTTCACCTCGCCGCAGGGAACGCCAGACTTCCCAACAAACTGATTGCGGAACTTCGCAGACTCGGCGTCCTTAAGGCGGGACTCAACAGCCCGCTGTCCAACTCGAATCACGGCGTATTCGTTTGGCTGCTCGGTTTTTGCGGGGAGCGCGGCAGGACCACTAGCCGGGCGAGCGACTAGCAAGACGATAACGCCTAGCCCGGCAACTACCAGGACGACCCGGCCGAAGAACTTGCTGCTGATGAATGTCAAGAAAACAGACCTGCCCAGCGAGGCGGCTTGCTTTGCTGGTCCAGCCACAACTTCAACCTTGCGTTTTCGCTCTTCTCGCTCCGCTGCCTGATACAGCGCTTCCGCCTTTCGAGCCCGCGCAATCACAGCTTTTTCGTAGAACGCACCACAGCGTGGGCACTTGGCAGGGTTACCGAATGCGGCATCATCATCGACATGATTGCAAGCTGGACACTGCATAAGGCTCCCTCCTTAATTCCACGCCGTGAAGCAACCATTAGGATCTATGTATAGGTAAAGGCGGGAGCCGTCTTGCTGCACATATACCCACTGGTCTCCATACGATGCCCTATTGATTTCCGATGGATAACCTATCGATCGGCGGACATCATCCCCCGTCATGCCGATCTGTATTTGGCCTCGACCATTAAGGTACGCAATATCAACTTGAGTAAGGTCGCCACAGTGATTGAAAGTGCGTCGCGCCCTTGGGCGTTGCGGCTCGTTGCTAGGTGTCGCCAATTTCACTGCAGGGCCGGCACCGCTCGGCCTGGCGGCTTCCGGCGTGACCACGGCGCCGGTACTTTCTGCTCCGCATCCGTGCTGGCTGAATGTAGTCTTGCCATCTGCGTCTATGCACTTGAAAACCGGCGCAGCACTAGCACCAGTGGCCGCAGCAACACACGCCACAGCCAATAACAGCCTGAACATAAGGCTCCCTCCCCATAGGAGAGAGGAATCTACCACGGCGCCAGCACAGAAACCCAGCGCTTGGCTGGGTTCGGGGCTGTCTAATTATCTAGCTTGCGGCCTGCATTGCGTAGCCGCCTCCCGCTCCACGCTGGCTGTAGATGCGATAAATCTCATCACGGCGCTCGTCCAAAGTGCGGAAGCCCATGCCAATCTCTGAAAAGTGCTCATAGAAGTTCGACAGCGGCCTTGAATCCGTCATGCGCGCGATGGCGTAGATTCCAGACTTCATCGCCCACTCCATGGCGAAGTGGTAGTGACTCATCATCAGATAGAGCGCCTGCACTTCACGCTCCGACAACTGCATGCCTTTCGCCTGGCTGCTTTCAAGCCACTCTCCCTCCAGCACGTATGCCGCGATGTACTGGCAGGCTGCATCAAGCTTTTCGGCAGGGATCAGCTCGGTGCGCGGCACGTTGAATCGGGTGTGGAGCACCGAGTGCATACGGTGGCGCGCCTGGCGCTGAACTCCCACCGGGAGCACCGACACCTTCTGACTGATCACTCCACCGATAAGGTTTGCGCCTGACACGCCGATCACATCATTCACCAGCGTCGCCATCTTGCCGCTGTCGTCGGAGTAGCGGCCGTGCTTGCGGATGGCCGGGAGCACTTCGGCGGTCACCCACTTTTTGAAGCGCTTGGCTTCGGCTTTCCTGCTGCGAAGGATCAGCGAGTAAAGACCTGACTCGTTGATCAGAACAGGCTTTCTTCCCGAACCCGAATACTGTTCGTGTTCGCGTTTCTCTTCATCATCAAGCCCGATCAAAGCCTTGTTCGTGTCCATCAGCGCCAGCGCGGTACAAACGTCCTTCGCGAAAAACCATGGCTGATCGTCATCCAACAAAGCGCGGACGGGCTGAGCTCCGAAGCTGAACGGGATTACATTGCCTGATGCTGTGTTAAACTTGTCCATGTGAATATCCTTGCCAGTGTGTTCACGTTGTACGAAGCCTCAGGTGTTCCAGCACTTGGGGCTTCCTTGTTTCTGCCTACCGCTATTCGACCAGGTAGCTTCCACGCAGCTTGCTCATATGAGTTCGCCCGTGCGGTATCGCTCCGCTGCCATCGACAACCGCAACGGAATACTTGCCTTCGAGCGCCGGGTAAACCCGCGTCTCTAGCCAGCCCGTAACCGACGTGTTGCCTGCAGCTTTGCGCTCGTACCCGTAATCCTGAACGAGATCCCGTGGATTTCCTCGGACAACGATACGAACCTGCTCGACCTCAAACACGAGGTCTTCGAATGTTGATATCGATATATTTTGCGTCATCACTCCCCTCCATGTGGGCGCCAGTACCGGCGCTGAGGGGAAATATAGACCCAAGCAGAAACACTAGCAAGGAGTTATTAGGCAGTTAATATGGTTTTCATATGATTTTCATATGAAGCGCGGCCACGGCGCACGCGCCAAAGCCCACCGATCCGATGGGCTTGGACTCGGGCGCTTAGGAGATGGTGTCCATCTCGACCTTGAAGAACTGCGACAGGCCGGCACCTACGATGCTGGTGTCGATCAGTACCTCGCCAGTGATCTCCAGCGCAGCGAACTCGTCGCCGATGAATCCGAGGCCTTGAGCGGCGCCGATCTTCGCGCGATGCACGGTCACCGTCACTGTCTTGCCGGTGGCAGCCTCGTTGATGCCGTTGAAGACCATCTCGAAGGTCTGCGCGCCAGTGGTCAGCGCCTCGATTGTGGCCTTGTTGTTGACGGCGTCTTCGGTGACGGTGCCGAAAAGAACCATCGCCAGGTTTTCCGGGCTCAGGTCATGCAGCGTAGCCGTGAACTCGACCGACTCAATGCGGTTCACCTGGGCATAGGTGCCGCCGCCTGCCGTCCGGTAGTTCGGCAGCCTGATGATGTTTTCGTTGATGTTGAAGCTGAGCGCGGACACGTTGCCCACGTCGACGGCGGCGCCGCCAGCCTCAGGCGTCAGGCTGACAATGCCCTTGCCCATGTATGCGTAGTTGGCCATGCGAGTTTTCTCCGGGTGAAAAAAAACCCGCTCGATGGCGGGTTGCTGGGTTTGTTCTAGGTCAGTACTTCTCGACGTACCGGATGGTTATCGAGCTGGTGACACTGCGCGTCGTACTGCCCTCGATGTCTGGCTCATACTCGGCGGCCTCTTCAAAAGGCCATCCGCTCTTAAGTGGACGAACATGCGGGAGCTGGCCCGTGCCAAGCGTCTTGAGAATGTCGTGGTGCAGCAGCTGCAGATCCTGTAGCGATGCAGACCTTGGCATAACTCCTTCGATCTCGTAGCGAGCCGCTCGGGAGGCGGTTGTCCCTACCGTCTCCTCAATCTCGTCGCTTGCTATACGAGCCAGGATGTATGGCATCGGCGCCTTGTCCGGCTTGCGCTCACCAAAGCCATAAACACGCTCGACTTTGGTGTGATAGTCACTTGCTGGGCTGATAGCCTCAAGGCGCTTCAGAATCTCATCAGAGAGCTCTGTACCTCTTGTCATCGCGCCCCCTTGGCGATCTCTTGCCTGATCCGTTTCTCGAACTCCTGCTGCAGGAAGATGTTCGTCCACCGGATCGTTTGGTTGTCTGTGAGCTGCTTGAACCAGTACGCCACGGATGGGCCAAGCGCAGGCGATAAGAATCCTTTCGGCGCGCCGCGCACCTTGATGCGCGTGCTCCAAGGCATTCGGCTGAAACTGGACGGGTTGACGAATCCAGCCGCGACCTTGTGCCCGTTCGGCCCCTTAACCCAGACTCGGGCGCGAGTCGCACTGATCTTGCTGTAGCCCCACCCGAGGTACCGGGTTACTGGAACCCCTGAGCTAGATGGAATAATCCGGGCGTTGGTTAGCCGTCCGCGCGCCCGCTTGACGCGAAGCGCTCGCCGACTGAAGACCGGCATCAGCGAGCCGCGTAGAGGGTTCACGTAGCGCACGGTACGGGCCTTGTTCGCTGTCGTATTCAGCGCGCCACGAAGCACAGGATCAATTTTTCGACTCACCTCGGCGAGCCTTGCCTGCGCCATTTCGATGCCGGACACCTTGATCGATACTTGCATCAGACCGTCTCCAGCCAGAGGCCTCGAACGACACCGTCGTCTGTCTCATCGGCATACGCAATCACGGAGTATCGTGCGCCATCGATGACCAGCTGGTCGTCAACCTGGGGCCGGCCAACCTCAATCAGGGCAACCTCAGCCTTGGTGCGGTATTCAGTCACCTGCCCCATTTCATCGCGATACGGCGCTTCATGAGTTAGGTGAACCCGACATGAAAGCGGGATTCCGTCTTGCGGGCGGTACTCGCCAGCAAGACCTACCAGTTCGCTACAGGTGAGAACTGCCTCGGCTCGCCCCCCCGTGACGTCTCGCACACTATCGATCAATAGCAACCTGCCACTCGCCCGGAGGTATCGTCCGATCTGCAGGCGGTCATCCCACCATGCCCGAACTTCCACCTTGCCAGGATTGCGCAAGCCCGATGGCGCCTGGACGTCGCCGGAGTCCTTCGCTCTGATGCCGATCCAGAGCCAATCCACAACACATGGTCGCGCATCCGCGTCCAGCCTCAGCAGGTCGGCCGGCGTATCAAGTCGACCGGCTCTCATACCCCAAGCCCCACGCGGAAGAAGTGCAGCATGTTCTCTGCCTTCGGGATCTTGGTGTAGATAGTTCCTACCACAGCTTCCTCGCGGTTTGCGTACAGCTCTGCAGCGATGATCAGGATCGCCAGCCGCACGCTGTGCGGAACTTCGACCGCAGCGCCGTCATCGTCTGCCCACGGGATCGGGCGCCCGATGAACTGGCTTGCATGGTCAATTGCCGCGTCCAGCTTCATCTGCAGGTCGTCATCTTCCTGCGTGTGCCGAATACGCAGGTGCGTTTTCAGGTCTGCGAGAGTCGGCATAGGCATGGGATGACTCCTTACTTGTCGCCGTCAGGCTTCGTGGTGCTTGCCACGCGCTGAGCAATCAGGGCGTCGGCGTGTCGCTTCGGGACCGTATAACCTGGCCCGCCGCGACGTTTGATCTCGCCGGCATCCATGTAGGAGCGCAGCGGGTAGATGGTGACCTCCGAGGGATTTGTCTCGGGGCTTGCGACGGCCTTAGCCGTTTCGCTGGAAGAGTCGGCCACAGGGGCCACCTTTCTTGGGCGAGCCATAAATCATCCTCCTTAAAGGCGCCCCAAGCGGGGCGCCTCTGGTGGCTTACGGAGTGACGGTCAGAGCACCAGTCACGAAGGCCTCCGGGCGATACACGGCGAACGCCAGGCGCTCTTCGGCGCGGATGGTCACCATGTTGTTCTCGAAGTCCTTGTCGTTCTCGGTGGAGATCAGGATCTCGACGTCCATGCGGTCGAAGATCTGAGCGCCGAGACGGAACGCACCGGTCAGGAACTCGTCCTGCTGCATGGCCTGGGTAGCCACGACCGGACGATTCCACAGGCGGGCAGCGGTGCCTTCCTGCGGCTGGCCGACGATGTAGCGACCTTCGCCGTCCTTGGTCAACTCGATGGCAGCCCAGTCGATCGGGTTGAGGACGATGCCGTCAGCCGGGAACTCGGATAGTTCGGCCTGCAGCAGCGCCAGGCGCAGGCGGTCGATGCGCTGCTCGCCAGTCACCACGATTCCGCCAGGAGCGGCATAGGTTTCTGCCAGGGTCATCAGGCCCTGCAGGTTGGCCCCAGTGCCGTTTCCGTACAGGAGCTGCTGCTCTTCGACGGTGAGCAGGCCGTAGCGGGCGCGAGCATCGATGTAGCTCTGCAGCGCAGACGAGTCGTCGAGGATCTGGCGGCTTGCCTTAAACAGGTGAGCCAGAGTGCGAACCGGCGCGTTGACCAGCTCGAACACCAGATCCGAGTACGGCTTGGCGCCACCCTCGGCGACCGCGGCGGCGTTGTTGGTGAAGCCGGTTTCACGCACATACTCGATGGCGTTGCTATCGGTGGTACCGGGTGCGATCAGATCGCGGATGGTCAGGCGACGCTCCGGCGGCATGATGATCTCAGGACGACGGTCAGCGCCGACCAGCGCGCCACCCGACGCCGGGGCGGAGGTAATGGCTGCACGCGGAACAGACACGCGACGGGAGCCACGGAAGGATGCGTTGACGCCTTCCATCTGGTCGCTGCCGACTACCAGCTCGCCGGCAGACTTCTGCCGCTCAGCCTGATTGCGGCCGCCATTGCTGGCGTTGACCAGCTTCTGCTCAGCTTCCTGCAGGCGCGCAGAGAGTTCGCCCTGCTTGCTAAGCAGCTCATCCACCTTCACGCGGGTTTCAGCGTGCATTTCGCCAGTGCGGGCGATTTCCTTCTGGGTGGCTTCGGCTTGGGCCTTGATCTGGTCACCGATGCCTTTCAGGCTGGAGTTGAGTTCTTTTACCTGGGCTTCAAAGTCCATGGTCAGTTACCTTTCAGAGTTTGGAGAAGAGTGGTTGCCGCGCTCAGTGACGCGGTTAGGTCAGGCGCGACAGCGTTCTGCTTGTCGGTCGGAGCAGCGTTATGCGTGCTCCCGCCAGCAGCGCGAGGCGTGCTGGACTTGAAACTGGCGAAGAGCTCGCGCCGCTCGGATCTCGGCATCCCGGCCTTTGCAAGGGCCACGTCCATCGCTTTCAGCGCGTTGTTCTGCCGGCTCTCTTCGGTATCGCGCTCAGCAACCTCGTCGGCAGACAGGAGTCCGGTAGCCAAGCCAAGCTCGACGGCGCGCTTGCCGCGGATGAACGTCTCGTCATCCATCATCTCGGCCATGTCCGCTACTGGCTGCCCGCTCGTTTCGGCGTACAGATCGGCCATAGCAGCGTCAAATTCCTGCATGTCGTCGGCGACGTCGCGCAGGTAGTGGCGGTTTCCGGCGAGCACCGTCCAGCAGTTGTGGATCATCAGGAAGGCGCTGCTAGCAACCTGCCGCTCAGAGCCGGCGAGATAGATGATCGAGGCGGCGCTGGCCGCCATGCCGAGCACCTTTGTGGTCACCTTGTGGCTGTGCTCGCGCAGGCGGTTGTAGATGGCGATTCCCTCGAACATGTCGCCGCCCGGGGAGTTGATATAAACGGTCACGTCTCGCTCGCCGATGGCGCGCAGGGCGGCGTCAATCCGATTCACGGTGACGCCATCGCCGTACCAGTCCTCACCGATCACGCCATAGATGGTGATGGTGTCAGAGGTGCTTTCTACTGCGGCCTGGATAGCCGGATTCCACTTTTCGAGCGCACGCGGGCTCAGCTCGCTGCGAAGGCCGCGAGCCTGGATTTTGAGTTGCATGGATTACTCCTTGGGGAGATCGGCGGTTAGCCAGTTCTGCAGGGCTGCGCGTGCGGCCTGGCCGTCGCTGGATTGCCCCAGTGCGTCGAGTGGTGCAAGGTTTGTCTGCGCCGTCAGCACGTCGGCATTCCCACCGCGGCGCGGCAGGTTTTCGCGGACGCGGCAATCGTCGCGGGTGTAGATGCCGTTCTGGACCATCGTGCTGTAGAACGAAGCGCGCGCCGCGCTATCAGCACGCAACAAGCCTTCCAGGGCGAACTCCGCGTAGTGCGTAAGTCTCTCACCTGGCGACATCAGTTGCTTGAGTACGGCCTTCTCGATGCGGCGCAACCAGGTACTTAGGGAGAACGTCAGGAAGCCGATGACCTGTTGCTCAAGGCCAGATCCCCAGCTGGTGTTCTTCTCGGTGTGCCCGACCATCCAAGGCGGAACACGGAAGAACCGGCAAACCTCCTCGACGCTCCAGCTTCTAGTCTCAAGCAGTTGCGCGTCGGCCGGATTGATGCCAATCGACTCCGGCGTTACCCCAGCCTCAAGGACAGGGGACTTGCCGGCGTTCATGGCGCCGCTCACCGTCTCTACGTATTTGCGGAACTCGTCTCGTTGCTCCGGCTTGAGTACCCGGTCAACCTTGAAGGCTACCGTCGGCATCATGCCGTTCTTAAATGTCCCGTTCGCTGCATCGTCGGCCGAAATTGCCGATCCGATGATGTCGGCGCCATAGCTGATCGGGGACAGCCCGATTCGTCCGTCAAGCGAGAACGCCGGGATGTGAAGAACTTCGCTGGATTGAAGCTCCCGCTCTCCATCGCTGAAGCTGTAGAAGTAGCGGATGCTCCCGTTCTCAGTGACTAAACGCATGCGGTGCGGGAGCAAGAAGCTCAGCGCGATAACACGACCGCCAGATCGATGGATCTGGGCGAATGCGTTCCCGCGCAGAAGCATGCTCGCGAGCATTGCTTCCCAGAACTGTACCGGGCTCATGTGCTCGTTTGGCGAAACGGCCAGGACGCTGTAGAGCGGGTGGCCGGTGTCCATCTCGCGGCTTCCGTCCGGAAGTCGCCGGTATAGGCCAAGCGGAAGCGTAGCGATCGTTTCAGCAATCAACCGGACACACGCCCACACCGCAGAAACCCGCATGGCTGTGTCGACGCTGACGCTTTTACCGGAACTGGATTGGCCGCCAATTAGCTGCCCCCAGAAAGCCCCGTCAGACAATCTAATCGTTTTCCCGAGCCATTCACTCAGCCCGGCCGATGGCCTAGCTGCAGATCTGGATATGGTCCGCAGAAGGGACTTATTCATCTGTCATCCCCCTACGAATGAACCCAGCGATGCAAAACATTGAGCACGATCCGGCGATCAGCGCCCAGGCGGTGCCGGCCAGCATCCAGACGCCCGCGCACAGCAGGCCGAAGCCAGCCAGCGATGCCAGCAGAAATGCAGTCAGTGCGCTCATGCGATCAGTGGATTCCGTATTGCGTTCATGAAATCGTCGTCATCCGCTTCTTCGGTTTCGACGGTTGATACCCCTATAGCCATCAACAGCGCAGCCATGTCATCGATCTTGTCGGCACTGCGCTTCTTGTCCGGGGCCATGTTCAGGTTGTCATCACGCCTGGCAATCAGGTTGGAAGCGCACCAGTTGAGAATCTGGTCTCCGCCGTGAGCAAGATTCCCGGAGATGTAGGCGCGCTCTAGCGCCTGCATAGCAGGGTGATAGGAGCGCGGCCCCTGGATGAACTCGACCATTGGCAGATCAGCCTCGACCAGCCGGTTGACAAGGTCGCTCGCGTTCCACCGGTCGTAAGCAATCAGCTGGACATTGAAGTCATCGCACACCGCCTTGACGTCTCTCTCGATGACGGCGTAGTCAGTGACGTTTCCCTCTGTCTGTTTGAGCAGCCCAGACTCGACCCATGACTGATAGGGAACGGTGCCACGCTCAGTCCGATAAGCGACTGCGCTTTCCGGAGCCCAACGCCAGCCGTAGGTGTAGTAAACCCCGTCAACTAGCCAGACCAATCGGAAGGAGCACATGTCCGCGGTGCTGGCGAGGTCGAGACCGCCCCAGCATGGATAGCCACGCAGCCACTCAAGGTCGACTTGACCGCTGCAGGCTTGCCATTTCGTCAGGTCAATCCAGCCATCAGCCGTTGATGCCGGGCGATTGAGCCGCTTGATACGGAACTCGGCCAGCTTCGAGGGCATCTGTTTGGCTTCTACCGCTTCTTTGCGGATCGCCGCCATGAGATGCGGATTGACGTCCATCAGCGGATTGGCCTTGATCCAGACCTTTTCGTCAAACTCTTCGTCAGCCTTGATCCCGGCCGACTTGTCTTCCTCGTCAACTGCGTAGAACACAACGAGGAAGTGATCCGCAGTGGTTCCGAACAGCCCGGCCAGCAGCTTCTTAGCGAACATCCGAAGCTCTGCCCAGGGGCCGGGATTCGTATAGCCCTCGGTCGTCGTGTAGAGCCAAAGCGGATTACTGCGCGCACCGGCTGCGGATGTAAGGACGTTGAGCAGGTCAGCGCTCTTGTGAGCATGGATCTCGTCCAGCCCAACATGCGAAGGGTTCAGGCCATCCTGAGTCGAAGCCTTGGCATGAATCGGCTTGAAGGTTGCGCCCGTCTCGGCGCGACTGATCGCCTTCGCCCAAACCTCCAGACCAAATGCTTCACGCAAATCTGCAGTCTTCTCGACCATCCGCTTCGCTGTGTTGAAGATGATCGATGCCTGCGGGAAAGTCGTAGCCGCACTGATTACCTGCGCGCCCTCTTCCGGCTCGCAGCACTGGCAGTACAGGAGAATCCCGGATGAAAGCGTGGACTTCGCGTTCTTCCGAGCAACAGCAAACAGAGCCGAGGTGAAGCGGCGCGGCCGGAAGTAACCCCAGCCCTCTATTTCTGCTCCTTCACGTTTTCGGAAGCCGAACAGCTGCACCACGAAGAACACGTGCGATGGGTGCATGACGATCTCTGGCTTATCCCACTTGCCTTCGACGTGCGGTAGCTTTTCGATGAAGTCGCATGGGTCGTTTGCGTGCCATGGATCGAAGATGAACGGGCAGTCTTTCCGCTTGGCCCGCTTCAAATCATTAAGGAAGCGCTGCGCGGCTTGGCGAATCAGCTTGCCGTGCTTCGTGCGCTTCTTGTCGGCGATCGCGCCTTTGGCGTAGTCGGTCGCGATCTTCACGTAATCGCGACCGTTTGCCATAGCGCTATGCCTTCTGTGGTCGTCCGTTGGACGCGAACTTGTTTCCTGCCGGCTTCTCTCCACCAGAAGCCACTTTGCGACGACTGGCCGGGGTCATCCCAAACTCAGAGAACAGCGCTTTAAGCGCCGTGTCTTCGGCGGCCGTCATTTCCATCCCGGCCTTGGCCTTCATGCGGAACCGCTGCCAGGAGAAACACAGCTGTTCAAGGGAGAACAGGTCAACAACCTGAAGCACTCGCGCGGCGACCAGTTGCGGTCCGAGGCGGTTCCACATCTCGGCGCCGTCCGGATTCAGATGGATAGGTGCCTCTGGGAATTCTTCGATCAAATCGTACTCAGGGGCGTCCGGCACTTCACGATCCGGTCGGCTTGTGCCCTGCAGGACCTTGAGGTGCGGAGCGGTTGGCTTACGGGCCATCTCGCTACCTCAAATTTTGGAATGTGAATTTTGACGGTGTGAAAATTTGGCTCCCCCCGTCGTTCGGGATTCGATTTTTGCCAGACTTTCAACCCGCCCTCCCCCACCCTACCCCGGGCTGCTGGAATCCGCCTTGAGGCCTACGCGCTCGCCTATTCGGTTATGGCATGAACGGCACAGGGCTCGCAGGTTATCCCAGTCAAGCCCAAGCTCCGGGTGAGTCTTGTATGGCTTGACGTGGTCGGTGATGTCGCTTGCTGCGGCATTGCAGCACTCACACACAGGGTGATGCCTTCGGTAGTAGGCGCTCAGCTTCTTCCAGCGCTCGGTCTTGTAGAAGCTGTCGGACTCATCCCGCCGCTGGTTGTAATCGCGATGGACTTCCTTGCGGACTTCAGCCTTGCGTTCGCTCGCCTCTACCTTGTGGAGCTGGCAGCGATGCGAGCCAGTCACCGAGGGCTTCTTGCATCCTGGCTCCATGCATAGGCGAGACGGCCGAACAGGCATCGCTATCTACTCTCGTGCTGCCTAGGTTGCGCCCAGTCAATTGTTGACAGCCAGCTTTGCAGCTACTGTTCTCCTCCCGCCACAACCAATGAGGACCATTCGCTATGTCCGAAACACTGAACAACTCAGCCCTCTCGGCGCGCCCCGAAGCCGGCACGGCGCCCGGGTCGAAACGAGCTCATGCAGTAGCTGCGGCAATGGAGCTCATTGCAGCAAGAGTCTCGGCAGGCGATGTGCACCTGGAGAACGAGATGCAGAACCTGTCGAAGTACGCAGACCAGATCCAAGAAGCGCTCGTAGTTCGCTAGCCTACCTGTGCCGCCTTGTGCGGCACTTCCACTCTCGCCTTACCACCTTCCACGCCTCCATCCCCACCATCAGGCATACGCATAGAGCGATGCGGAGGAGTAGGAGGATGGCGTGTAGGCGTCTCACTTCTGCTCTCCAGTCACCTTCGGCTGCGACACCACCCGGGCGATAGCCATAGCCACGCCAAGGACCATGTTCACGCTTGCCCATGCGACGGGGCTGATGTGGCCCTCGAATGCTACCCATGCACCGGCTGCTGCGTTGAGCACTGCGGTGAGGATGGCGAGCTGCACGCTGGTGAGACGCCAGCACTTGCGCCATTCGGGGATCAGGTTCATGCGCCGAACCCCTTGGCAACGAACGGCCACAGCTTGTCGAACACGGCAACTAGCACCACGCCGGCGCCAATCCCATAGGTGAGCTTGTTGCTCAGTGTGTCCACCTTCCCGGCTACCTCATCCTGGCTCTCTCCGATTGCGGTGAGCTGGCGGGTCATGTGCTCGAACTGCTGCTCGAGCTTGGTCAGGCGGTTGGGTGACTGCGCGTGGTCGCGGTCGAATCTGTCCAGGCGATGCCGAGTGACGGCCGCCTCTTGCTCCAGGGCGCCGACTCGCTCATGCACTGTCCTGCCCTCATGGCTGTCGGTCATAGTGGAGTCTCGTTGGTGATTGGTCCGGCCTCACATGCGCGTGCGATCCGCCTATGAGCAAGGAGGCAGGCATGGGGCCGGAAATTGTTGGGCGCGTGCGCCTGAATCAGTCAGCTGGGGAAATATCCACGTAGTAGGCTTTCCCCAGCTCAAGCTTGTTAGCCACCTCAGTGACCATGCCTGCCCGGAACTCACCGTAAGGGGTCAGCCTGCCGAACACAGCGTTTTCATCTTCTTCCGTCCCGGTTACGCCGCTCGCATATACCGCGCCGAACCGAACGAGCGACATGCCCTCGGTGTGCTGGTTAAGCGAGATTTCGTGACAGATCATCTTGCAGCGAATGCGATGGGTCATCTTGTGGTCCTTTGGTTGGTGCAGGATGGCCTATCAGTCTTTCGCCTGCTGAAACGAAGAAAGCCCCGCAAAGGCGAGGCCGAAAGGTGTAGTGCCCGATTCCCCGCACGTCTGCGGGGCGATACCTGTACTCAGGTCGCGCAGTGTGCTGCGTGTGGCGCGTAGCCGATCGCAAGCAGGCCGGGGGTTTGGGTTGCACTGCATTGCACGTTAGGCCGCGTAAGCTGCCTTGGCGCTGCACTCTATTGCGCGATGCGGTGCGAATGGGTGGGCGCAGGATGGCGAGGCCTTCATCAGCCAGGTTCCGCCCGAAACGAAAAAGCCCCGACCGAAGTCAGGGCTCTTGAATTGGTGCAGGTGGCCGGCGCTGATCTCCGGCATTGGTCTATCGGCAGTTCGCAGCCACCTCCCTATGGTGTGGCTGGGCCTAGCGGATCAGCTTCCGCATTCACCTGCTGACTTACGCCCGGAGATCATCCCGGGCGGCCTTGCCGAAGCGAGGTCTTCAAATGCCGCAATCCCTTCAGGCGAAGGAATCACAGCATGGATAAATGATCACCTGAGCCGCACGGGAATGCAAGGATTTTTTCTCACGTATTGCATCCGTATTTACGCAGCTTCCTTCCACTGGTACAGCAGGCCGGAAACCGGAGCCAGCGCGGACTTGTCGAGGTCGTTGCAGGCCTGGAAGAACGCATCGATATGTGACTCCCACTCACGGGTCCAGTTCTCGCTACAGAGGCGGACACCGTACTCGTCGAACAGCCAGGCGCGGAAGCACTCGGGCGTCGGCAGCGGGTCAGGCGTCGAGCTTTGCCCTCCCTGATGCTGGCGGCGATACCGGTACAGCACTCCCTTGGCCACGTACTGCGCCTTCTCGCGCTTGGCTTCGGTCATGCGCGGCAGCTTGGCGGCGGCCATGGCGAACACCAGCTCCTCGGCAATCTCCCGATGGTCGTCGTCAGCCAGTGGCGAGTACATCCAGTGACCGAAGCACTGCAGGCTAGCCGGCAGCGTACCGATGACCGACTGCACCATGCCGCACAGCGCCTGATCGAGCGCCACGTCGGTGCGGCGGTCCTTCTCGGTCTTCTGGATGCTGGCTCCTAGCTGGCCAACCTCCAAGGCATAGGCAGTGGTCGACTCACGGCGCTGGTACATGCTGTCATGCCAGAGTTGACGCGCGCTGTTCATCTTCATGCTGCTGCTCCCCGTGCTGCTGCCGCATCGCGGCGAAAGAATCAAAAAAGTCGACCTACTTGCGCCGCGAAAGAAAATGGATCTTTGTCTTTCTTCCGCAAGTTGCAGGACTTACATGCAATCACTAGATTTTCTTTAACATGGCTACCGCCTTTCGATAGCGGAATATAATGATCAACATGATATTCGTCTTCGCATTTGACATTGCACCAGTAACAAACCTTGCGCGACTTGTTGATCCACCCTCTATATTCTTCTTGACTCATCCCTTCCCGGCATATAGCTCGACGTGAGGCACCACCATGACGCGCTCCGAGCAACCACTTCTCGCGATTCTCAGAACGCCACAAGTCCTGACGCTGCTTACACCTCGCCAAATTCTTTTCTCGATACCGTCTGTCATACTCAGCCTTTGCAGCCTTCCTTGAGTCAAAGTATGCCTTCCGTTTATCGGCAATCCTGGCGTCGCGATCTCTCAGGCATTGAGTACATTGTCCTGTTGACGTTATTCGCTCAGCGTAGTGCCCTTTAGCACATGGCCTTCCAGTCAAATATCTTTTAATGCCGACCTTTGATGATATTGACCGTTTAACAATGTGAATAAACTTATCGCACATACAACGCCCTCGCAGATAGAGCGAATTATACCAATTACGCACACTTAATACTTGCCGCTGAAGTGTTTTTTCTGAAAAACGCACCTCCAACGCAATGTATTAAAGTTCTTTTTCCATTTGCGTAAGTTATCTCGTGACTATGGCTCCACGAACTCAGCGAGCCGGCGTTGTAGCCCATGTTCATCTGCGAGCTGGTACCGACCGAGTGGGCGCCGTCAATGATCCGCGCGCCGTGGCCGTGGCCGTGAGTGACCTTGGCTCCTACGGTGGCGAATGCCTGGGTGCTGCCGCGCGCACCGTTCGGGCCGCGGTGGCCGTGGTTGCTGAAGTCGATGCCGAAGCGCATGAACGACTCGTCAGGCCGCAGCCACTTGAGCCGATCGCCACGCTCCATCAGGCAGTCCATCCAGTAGCGGAACGGGTCGCAGTAATCGCCGTCAGCAATGGCCTTGAGCATGACGGCCTTGGTCTCGTGGAAGACGATGGCGTTCTCGAGGTCGTTGGCGTTCTCGGCCTTCTCGAGCCACTGAGTGAAGTGGTCGTGATGGTTGGAGTTGACCATGATCGTCTGGTCGGCGAACGAAGCCAGGTCGTCAACGTGGCGCGCTGTCTTCTTCAGCTCGTGCAGCACGCTCGAGGTGCCCTCTACGTGGCGGCGGAATTTCTCGAAGAACTTGCTGTGATGGCTGGCCGATCCGAAGTTCAGCACGTCATGCAGAACCAGGTGCTTTGGCTGGATCAGCGCGGCAAGGGCTCTGGTGGCCTCAGTGACGCTTGGATCTGCCATCTCTGCATGGATGTCGCCCATCGTCAGCACTTCGGCACGCGGCGCCTTTTCAGGCCCTTTGGCGGTGTACTTCGTGTCCAGGTCGATGAAGCTGCCATCCTTCATCGGGCAGATGTGGCGAATATGATTGCGCGGGCCGTCCACCTCCACGACTACCGCGCCGAGCGTATGGTGGAACTCCCCTTTCTTGCCGGCGTTGGTGTCGCTGTACTGCTCGACGGTGCAGGCCCCCGTGGTCAGTACCAGCTTGGCCGGATCACCCATGCGGGTAGCGACAGACTCGAGCGCGATCTTGGTGTGCCCCAGGATGGCAGAGTCACGGCCGGAGACGGTCAGCCAGCCCTGCAGCGGCTTGACGGCTGTCGGCTGGATCTTGATATCCGCCAGCACGACCAGCCCGGGGGCAATCTTGGTCCGCTCGTGAGTGATGTACGGCAACAGGCGGGCATCCCACCAGTCGTCATCGGCCACTTCATCCCGGCGAGTCGGGTTCTTGTAGCGCATGGGAATCACGATCAGCCGGGCGCCACGCATGGAGCAATACAGCTGCAGCGTCTTGAGGAAGCCGGCGTGCGCTTTCGTGGCGTTCACGGCGGCGGTGATGACGTATGTCTCCGCAGTGGCGTTCGCCATCTCGACCGGTGCCGATGCTGGCTGCAGCAGGCCAAGCCGGATCAGGCGCGACCGGTGACGCTCCACGTTGCGGATGTCCAGGTCGAGCAGTGCGGCCGCCTTGGCGTTGCTGTTCTGCGCAAGCGCCCGTATCAGCGTTGCGTCGTCGTGTTTGCGTGCGACCATTAAGCGGCCTCCCCCGAGGTGTACTGCATGATGCGAACGCGTACCGCGCCGCCCTTCACGGTTTCGTCGCTCACGCTGAGCTGAGTCACGAACCGGTTGTCATCGATGCCCAGCGCGTCTGCCAGGCCGTCTCTGCCCGCCTTGAACGCGGCGAGCATGTTGTCGTCGTCCCGCTTGCGCCGATCGGGCGGCAGGAACTCGATTGCGAGCAGTGCGCGGCCTTCCGGCATTACCAGCCCGGCCGCCTTGCAGAGCAGGTGGCAGTCGGCTCGGTACTTCTTGGCGATCGGCGCCTTGGCTCGCCAGTGCTTGCGCGAGTTCGGGCTGAGTTCCTTCGGCGGCCAGGGCAGCAGGACTTCGGTCATCTACTCCCCCTCGCCTTCAGCGCAGCCACAACGGCAGGTCGCGCACTCTCCGGAACAGCTGCCAGCAGAACGTTGCCTTGCCGCTGCTTCTCCGGCCCCTTGAGGTCGCGCACCTTCCACCGGATCAGGCAGGCCTGTTTGTCCGCGTCGATCAGCGCCCGAGCATCGGCAGTCAATTCCGCCAAGTTCAATCCAGCATTCGCCGCAGAGCACTTCATCGCCTAGCCTCGCCTGTAGATCGATTGCGCTGATCTTCATGCCAGTTCCGCCTTCTCGGCCTCGGTGCGGTAATCCAGGGTGTTCTGCTGGCCGAATCCAGCGGCCATATGCGCGTGCGTGTAGTGAACTGGGTCTCGGTCGCTGTACTTCTCACGCAGCGCTGCAACCTTTTGGTTCAGCTCGAGGTAGAACTCTGGCGAATGTGGCGGCCGGTCATCGCTCCAGTTCCCCTGGATCATTGAGTCGCGCAGCACGACCAGCGAAGTAATGGCCTTGGTGATGTGCGACATGCCCGAGTCAGGGTCGATGTCCTGCCCCTCCCACCAGTCCATCAAGTGGCGCATGGTGGCGTCGTAGTACACCGAGGCGCGGACGCCGACGGCGCGGTAGTTGTGGCGGCCGTACTTCAAGGCGCCTTCCAGCATCGCGACGCCGACTTCTGCCATGACTGGAGCGGAGACGGTGGACATGGGCGCTTTGATCACGCCCATCATGTCCTTGGGGTTCGTTGGCTTCTCGCTCATGCTGCGGCTCCCTTGCGGTGGAATTTGCGGTCGTACCAGCGGTAGAAGTACTGGGCGAAGGTGATGCCCAGCGAGCCGCCCAAGCCGGAGATCAGCAGGAACGGAACGGTATTGATCTGCGAATGGGCGACCGACCAGATGTAGGCGAACTGAGCCAGCGTGATCAGCCAGGACACGACGAAGCCTGCCGGGATCTTGTCGTCGCGCAGGAGCTTGCTGTTGAGCCCCAACAGGAAGACCTGGAAGAAGGCAGAGGTGAAGACCATCACGGCCTGTAGTTCTGGAGTCATGCTTGGGGCTTCCTTGTGGCTCTGTTGTTTGCGATCAGGGGGAGCTGGCCGGGCGCCAGGTGCCAGTCGAATGTCTCTTTGCATCCGGTGGCGCACTGGCGGGCGTTGTGGCTTGGCAGGTTTGTCATCGGCTCGCCGCAGTCAGGGCAGGCGCGGCCTAGTGGGGCGTCGGTCATGCGGCCCTCCGCAGAACGGGAACCAACTGGCCAAGGCCCGAACGCTCCAGGGCGGCGACATTGGCCAGCCCGTAGGCCACAAGGCAGATCGGCGCGCCGGAGTTGAACGCCGCCCGGCTGCCATCTACGCGATGGAAGTGCGGATGGCCCTGTAGGAACAGGACGGCATCAGCGGCGCCCCATACCGTTTCGAAGAACATGGCCGTCTCAGTCCGCGCCGGAATCAGCGCAATGCCGTTGCCGTGCGCGGCCAACTTGCGCATCCACTTGATTGCCTCGCGGCCAAACGGCGGGTTCATCCAGACCCTGCCGTGCCATTCCTGCGACAGCCCGTCGTCTTCCTTGCAGAAGTGAGCGGCGGCGGTTGGCCACGGGCGGCGGGACTCGTGCGGCGAGCAGGGGTCAAGATCGAAAGCCCCGAGCGCGGCCAGAATCTCCGGCGGCGTCAGCCATTCATCGGTGCCCATGACGGGTGATTGGTGTCCGGACATACTCATGCGGCGACACTCCCATCGATCAGCTGTTGCACCAACTGCAGCAGCTTCTCCTCGGTGCCGAAGCGCTCGATGAAGGCCAGTTTCGAGAGATGAATGCTCGGCACGGCCGGGTGCGCGGTGCCACGGTGGTGCATCGGGCAGAGCGGAATGCCGTCCATGTGGCTGGCACGCTGACCTTTGCCGCGACCGGAGCGCGGGTGATGAATCTCGGCTGGCGTGCCGGGCGTGCCTTGCAGGTAGCAGGCGACACAGCCCAGGGCGGCTACGCGGGAGAGATGGGCTTTCTCGGCCTTGGTCATGCGGCCTCCCTCCACTCGCCAGACAGCAGCGGCCATCCCTGCTCAGCCGCCCATTGCTCGATCTGGAGCATGTACTCGCCGAACTCGTCCACCGACAGGCTCGTCGTGCTGATTCCGCGCAGCGAGCCGTCTGGCAGCTCCTCGCAGCCGATGAACTGGCGCTTGAACTGCTCGTGCCAGACCTGATCGGTATAGAGACGGTCATTCACCCAGGCGATAGCAGCGAGCTCGCGCAGCATCAGCCAGTAACGGCGGTTCTGCGCCACGCTGCGCTTGTCCTTCATCGGGCGAATAACGACTTCCAGCCCGTGCTTGGCCTTCTTGAACAGCGTCGGGACCAGCGCCCAGGCGGCGACGAAGGCCGAGCGGATGCCGGCCTCCTCATGGATTCTGAATACGCGCTCAGCCATGGCGGCGCGCCTCACTATCAGCGTCGCTAGAGAGCCACCCAAGCAGCCCGGAAAGCGGGAACGCGAACAGGCTCATCAGGGCCAGGCTGCCTGTCGCCATACCAACCGCGACGACTGAGACAGGGCCTGCAACTAGCGCAAGCAAAAGGTATCGACCTGGCAGCAAGTTACGCATGGCGGCGACCCTCGCGCAGCCCCTGGCACTCAACGCAGCACACCGCAGACGGATAGGCCGCGCGACGCTTGGCTGGAATCTCCTCGTCGCAGTCGATGCAGAACTCAGCGCCCTGCCCCTGCAGCCTGGCCTGTACCAGCGCAACGCCCCCAATCCGATCCGCTTCCTCTAGGCCTGTGGCGCGATCTGTTACATCGGGAGCCGTGCGGGCCTGCTCGAAGGCGGCGGCCATTTCGTTCAAATCAGACATTTGCCACCCCGGCGAACAGGTCAAACTGCGGTACCGGAGTAGCCAAACGAATGGCTTCTTCGTCGATGCGCGCGCTTGCGGTTTCATAATGGGAGGGGTCAAGCTCGATGCCGATGAAGTCGCAGCCACACCGCAGTGCAGCAACTCCGGTGGTACCGCTGCCCATGGTGTTGTCGAGTACGGTCATGCCCGGTACCGCGTAGGTGCGGATCAGGTATTCCATTAGAGCGACGGGCTTTTGCGTCGGGTGGTAGTTGCCGGACTGCTTGTCGCTGGAGAAGAACTGAACGCTGCGCGGGTACCGCTCGGTCGAGTCGTACTGGACGAGGTTCAGTGCCTTGCCGTAGCACTCGGAGTTGACCGTCTTGCGGCTTGAGGTCTTGCGCTCATGCCCGGCAGTCATCTGCGGGTTGTAGGTTGGCTGCTTGCGGTAGAAGACCAGTGCCGACTCGTGCGCCCGCATTGGCTGTTTCTTGGCATTCAGGAATCCGGTGGCGTTGCCCTTCTCCCAAATCCACTCATAGCGGAACAGCTCCGGCCGACTCATCACGAGCATGGAAGTGAACGGCTGAGCAGCTGTCAGGACGATAGCGGCCTCCGGCTTGGCGACTCGCAGGTACTGCTCCCACAGCGCAGCCATCGGGATAACTTCATCCCAAGCGCACTGCGTTGTGCCGTATGGCAGGTCGGCCAGGATCAGATCGACGGTACCGGCCTCGATTTCCTTCATCCGCTCCAGGCAGTCGCCGAGCATCAGGCGTACTTCACTCATTTCCGTGCTCCTACGCCGCGCTGGGTGCTTCCGTCAGCACAGACGACGCGATCCAATTCGTTCACCAGCTCAACCACGACAGCCGACCAGTCCGGCACGGCCTTGCGCAGCGCCTTAACTGCCTTGCACCACTCAATGCGGGCGTTCTCGTCAGCGCCGCCACGGAGGGCGATTTCCTGCTCGGCTAGCCGCCGAATCTCTGCGTACTGGCTCATCAGTAATCCCCCACCATGGCGCGGGCGCTCTTGCGCATCGGCCGAACGTTGTGCTCTTGGGATTCCTCGCGCTGCTGCGCGCAGGAGACGAAGCGAGCGAAATCGCCCTGAAACTGGAGCAGGCAGAAGCCGGGTTTGGCGTGGCGGCACTTCACGACGTCAATCTCGGTGATGCCGTTCTGGCCGTGTTCCGAGTTCATGTCGCGGTGGGCCATGATGATCATGTCCGCGTCCTGCTCGATCTCGCCGGAGTCCCGCAGGTCGCTCATCTTCGGCTTGGCGTCGCCACGGGTTTCAATGGAGCGGTTGAGCTGGGCAAGCGCTACGATCGGAATCTGCAGTTCCTTCGCCAGCGCCTTCAGGCCACGGCTGAACGAACCAAGCTCTTGGTTACGGTTCTGAAAGCGGGCGCTCGGGTCGCTACCGATCAGACCCAGGTAGTCGATCACGATCACATCGAGCGGCTTGGCGCGATGCTGGAAGCGGGCAATCGAGCAAATGCGGGCGAAGGTCAGCGCTTCCTTGTCGCAGATGCGCACGTCGGCGGTGCTCATGCGGTGAACTGCGGCGGTGATTGCTGCAATAGCGTCGCCGTCCTGCAGCGCCTCCCCGCTCTCAATCCGGCTCTGCGAGACGCCAGACATTGCAGACAGCGAGCGCTTCGCCAGTTCCGCCTGCCCCATTTCCAGCGAGAAGATCAGCGCAGATCCGCCCTTTCGGATGGCGATCTGGTCTGCCAGGCCTACGCCTAGAACCGTCTTTCCGGTGCCGGGCCGGCCAGCAACAATGGCAAGGTTGCCCGGGCGCAGGCCGCGAATGATGTTGTCCAGGTCTGGCAGGCCGAAATCCAGCCCCATCGCAGCTTGGCCGTTGAACCTGGCGTCCATCTCGTCAACGACCGGCATCAGCGCGTCCTTGAGCGAAACAACGTCAGGCCGTTCGCTGTGCACGCTCAGCTCAAACACCAAGCTCTGCGCGGCTGCCACTTGCTCCGGGATCTTTCCGCGCTGAGTTGCCAGTTCCATGAGCTTCTGGCCGGCGTCGTACAACTTGCGGGCTTGAGCGCGCTCGAGAACGATGCGCCCGTAGTGCAGGCCGTTGGCTGCGCTCGGCGTGTTCCGCATGATTTCCGAGGCGTAGACGATGGTCATCTCACCGCTCGGGAGCTCGTCGCGGATCTCCGAAAGCGTGATGCTGTCCGGGTGCATCTTCTTGGAGTGGGCAGCCAGGATCATCGAGTACAGCGCGGCGTGATCATCGCTCGCGAAGTCGGCAGGAGACAGGAAGGCACCTACCTCTTCGCACAGCTCAGGCTTGTGCATCAGGGCGCCGAGAACACCGTGCTCGGCCTCCATTGCGATCAGGGGGCGTTCAGGCAGCATCGTACTTGCCCTCCATGAAGCGCTGAATCTTGCTCGCGGTGGTCAGGAACTCGAAGTCAGCCTTCCAGCCGCGCCCGTTGACGCCCAGCATGAACGGGCAGTCCAGCACGTCGTTGAACAGGCCTTCCCAGAAGGCGAGCCCACCGTCACGGACGACGAACTTGCCATCCAGCCTGAGGTTGTAGGCAGCTCGGATGTGCTTGCGGTGGGTGTCAGTAACGCCCATGCAGCGCTTGAGCTTTCCGCCAAGAACCTGGTTGTACAGGGTGCGGATTTGCTCGTAGGGGATGCGATCGATCTGGGTGACAGTGGCGAGCTGGGGGGAAGTCGAGGCGGAAGCGTCGACATGCTCTTCTTCAGGAATCAGTGAATCAGGAATCAGAGAATCAGCAGGATTTCCACCGTCTTGCTTCTGTGAGTTAACGGTTACTTCACCGTTACCGGCTGGAGCGCTCTCGTCATGCTCCGGTGGAAGAACCGATGCTTTCTCGGTGTGATGCGGGTTCTGGTGTTTCGCCCAGTTCACGATCTGAACGACTTTCAACCCATTGCGCTCATAGCGACGGATGAAGCCATAGCTCTCAAGACCAGCCAGCATGGAATCAACGTCAACGCTGTCAGCCGGAAACAGGGCCATCTTCAGGCGCTTAGGGCGGTCCTCAAGACGGCCGGCTTTATCAGCCTCAGTCCACAGACCGATGAAGAGCAAACGAGTAGCGAAGTCCAGCTCAGCCAGATACTCGTTGGAGAAAAAACCAGGCTTGATATTGCGCGCCCTAGCCATGTGCGACTCCTTCGAGTTCAGCTCGGAACTCTGTCCAGTTCTTGACTTCTTTCGCGTACTCAATGAGTTCCTCCACATCCATGCCGGCCGCCACAGCGCTTTCCATCAGCGCCATGACGATCTTTTCGTTGACGTAGATGCGCCGACGCAGAATCCCCCTGGCGTACAGCAGGCGCTGTTTTGCGTGAGGGAGGCGTTTGGTGGCACAGATTTTTGGGATGGAGTTGAAGCACGCCTCAACGCCTTCGGAGGTGAAGCCAACAAGCTTCTCCGTGGCGATCTCGATGGCGTCTAGCAGCTCATCAACACTGAAGCGCTTCAGCCATTTGCGGACGTGAGCCCGGCCGGTGTCGTTGATCTTGAAGTCGCCAATGTTCGCTTCGATGCGATCAACGATCTCCTGAACAATCTCCTCGTCCAGCTCCTTCAGGGAGTCGCGCCAGGCGAGCATCATTTCCAGTTGGTCGCGGCGCTCGTTTAGCTCTTCCAGCTGGGCGCGCTGCTTCTCGATCGAGGCGTTGTCGGAAAGGAGGCGGTCCGACTTGCCGAGGTTGCAGGGCTGGCAGGACGTGATCAGGTTGATGATCTCGTTGTCGCCGCCATTGCTTACCGGGTTGATGTGATCGACGTGGAGCACCACGTCTGGCGCCTTCGCGCCGCAGTATTGGCAAGTGAAGTTGTCACGCTTGAACACTTCGAAGCGGACTGACTTGCGTATGTTTTCTCGATTTGCCATCATTACCTCGTTACTCATCGTTGTTGAAGAACCCGGGCCGTCATCCCGGGTTTTTTATTGCCTGCTGTTTGGGTACTGGATGAATCCACACCCTCCCCGCTTCGCTTACCTGTCCTGTGTGGTGGCCCTAAGATGGGAACCATGGAAACCACTGACAGGGATGTCGCTTATGCAACTGCCGCAGAACTACCCGGCTCGTCTTCACGCTTGGCGATCAACTTCCGGCGAGACTCTTTCTCAAGAACGCACTGCATCGGGTAGGAAAAACCTCCTGCTGCACGGCACTGGGAAACTCGGCCGCTGCTGACACCAAGCGCATCTCCGATGGCTCGACCCGAGCCAAAGAACGCCAATGCTTCGTCGAATGTCATTTCAGCTCTCCGCTATTTGTGCGGTCAGTTTAGGCATCTTAACACGCAAAGGCAAGGAATCTAAACTCAATAAGGCTTTAGAATCCTAAACATGGAATTCAAAGACCGATTGTCCCAGCGCCTAAAGGAAACTGGCCTGACTCAAAGCGAGCTGGCCAAGCGGATCGGCGTCTCGAAAACGACGATCACTTTCTGGAAGACCGGCGTAAACAAACTGAGCGGCGAGAACCTGATGGCTCTCGCTAAGGCGCTCCGCTGCTCTGCTCGCTGGCTCGCTACTGGTGAAGGCCAGCCCATTCCTGATGGACTGAGCCTGGACAAGCCGTGGCTGGACATGGACGACGCCAGCAACGTCGAGCAAGGCCCGCCGATCACCAGCCCGTACCGCGCTATCCCTATCGTCGGCACTGCACAGATGGGCGCCGAGGGCTATTGGTACGCCCTGGATGAAGGGGAAGGCGTCGTTGACGTGCCATCCAAAGACCCAGGCGCGTACGCCCTGCGCCTGCGCGGCGATTCGATGGCCCCTGCTATCCGTTCAGGCTGGATCGCTGTCTGTGAGCCAAACGGAAGGCTTGTGCCTGGCGAGTACGTAATGATCCGGCTAGTCGATGGCGAATGCATGCTCAAGGAGCTGCTGTACGCGAACGACGAAGAGGTCAGCGTGATGTCACTCAATCCCGCCTACAGCCGGCGCACGATTCCGATGGAACAGATTGAGCAGATGCACTACGTCGGCCACATCGTGGCGCCGAGCAAGGTTAGGGTTTAGGAGAGGTTCCCTAGGGGATGAGTGAAGGACCACTAGTATCTGTTAGCTTTGTAGACGTCTCGCTGGACAAAGCGCCCGAGGTAATCAGGGAGCTAGCTAGGCTTTTCGAGCTCATGTGGCAGAAATCGCCTGTTCTTGCTGCTTTTATTGTGATTGCGCCTCCACTGATCGTCCTCTATTTCATCTATACTTGGGGCTCAGTTAGGCGCTCCGAGAAGGACACTGACTCGAACGTACGCGCGTCACGGGAGTCCAACCGGAAGCCCGCGAAAGGCACGAACAAGGGGAAGCGTAAATGACAGATCCGATGGTTAGTTTTGCTTTGGCAGGCGCCGCAGCTGCTCTGATGGTCGGCTACTGGATTTTTTGCAGAAAGGTTTCGTTGCGCCATAGGCAGAAAGCGGCCTCCCTGCTTGATTCATATTTCCAGGATGAGAACGTCCAGGAAAGCGACAAAGACAGCGTGTATTTCATCTACCGCTGGGCTCGCCATTGGCATTTTCTGCCGTTAATGACGATCACTGGGCTCGTGATCCTTCCGGCGCTGATGCTGTCTGGCAAGGACTTTTCTCGCAAGCAAAGCGAGAAGCACAAAGAGATCATGGATTCTGTGATGATGATGTACATCACCCGTAACCCGCTGTCGGCCTTTGCCTGCCTGCAGGTTATGTTTTTGGTCTTGGCAGTCTTCGGGATCGTTGGTCTGCTTTCCGATCGCCTGAAGGCCATCCCAAGCCCAAGCCTAATGGTTAGCTCGATGGCCTCTAAGGCCGCCCACTCCCATTTAACGCACCACGCTCACTAATCGAAGCCATGACGAAGCCCCGCACCACGCGGGGCTTTTCGTATCTGCACCACCCTCTCCTACTTAGGTCTGAGCCACTTCTTTACATGTGGCAACCGGCCACCATGTTTCCTCTTGCCCGGCGAAACCCTCACAATTACTGTGTGGATATCCAGCAGTAAGGAGGACCACAATGAATCGGATGCAGCCTCACGCCATCACGCACCATTGCCAGGCATCGACCTATAGCCGCTTGGTGCGGCGCGTGAACCTGGCCCTAGCAGCCCCCACCGCGCAGCGCGAGCGCCAAGCCAACCTCAGGCCGGGGCCGGATGATCGCCCTGAAGACTGGGAGCGTCTTCTTGAAGAGATCGAGCAGGCCGACAACGTGACCATGCGTCGACGACCAGACGGAAGCGTCCACGTCATCTGGACCGGATCAGAACACTGACACCCTAGCCCGCCCCTGAGCGGGCTTCTTTTTTGGCTGGCTGTTAAGTTTTCTTTAAAAACTTGTTGACGCTTTTTGTTTAGTTCTCTAAATTCTCACCCATCGAAGCGAAACACAGCGACGACAGGCCGAGAGGCCTCGGGCCAACCCGGAACGCTCTTTAAAACTGAAGCGCAACAACCAAACAGACCGCATTGCCTCTGCTGGCGACCGGCGATCAGACAGCCCCGAAAGGCTGCCAACGCGAGGAAGAACCTCGACGGCTGACGATGGCATAGCCAGAACCGTGCGAATGACCCAGCACGCAATGCAAGGCGCCTAGATCCCCAGGGCGTGTAAGGGGAGTGACTTTCACTGATGCCCGTTGGAGACAGCGGGCATTGGGAAAGCAGCAAGACCCAAAGCAAGGAGAGCCACGATGGACACGATCCAAATTGATGGTTGGCAAGGACGCCTCGGCGAAGGCCTGGCACCGCGCCAGTTGCTGGCCGTTCTATGGGCAGCGACAGACAAGACGGCAAAGGAAATCGCACGGCTGATGGACTGCAGCCACTACACCGTCAAGCAGCAGCTCGACGACGCCCGTTTCAAGCTGGGCAACCAGCGCACAACACGAGGCCTCTGCCTTGAAGCCATGCGCCGGGGAATCATCGCCCCGCTCGTGCTGGCGTTATTGGTAGGCGCCGAGCACAACCCGCAGGTTCGCCCGATTCGCCGGCCGGAAGCGCCCAGGACGCAGCTAGTAGTCAGAGCTCAGCGACTGGATGAGGCGCAGTTGGCGGCTTGATGGATCACAACACGAACGGAGAACACCATGAAGGTAGACCAGGACGTAATGCGTCTTCTCAGCGCATCACAGACAGAAGGAAACAAGCTGTTTATCACTGGCGGTCAGCTTGAGCGCAGTTTGTATGCGCGCCTGGACAAAGTGCTGAAAGCGTCAGGAGGGAAATGGAACACCAAGGCTAAAGCCCATCTATTTTCCGGAGAAGCGTCCGATGCCATTGAAAACATCTTCATGACTGGCGAAGTTACTGTGCCGCAGGACTTCGGCTACTTCCCGACTCCTCCAACGGTTGTTACTCGGATTCTTGGTCTTGCCAATGTACGCGAAGGGATGCGCGCGCTGGAGCCGTCAGCCGGAAAGGGCGCGATTGCTGAGCGGCTGGTTGGCGCTGGTTTGTCAGTTGATTGCGTAGAGTTGCTACCGGAAAACGCTTCTAGGCTTGTTGAGCTTGATTGTTTCGGCAGCGTGAAAGTCGCCGACTTCATGAGCGTTGAGCCTGATCCGGTTTATGACCGCATCGTGATGAATCCTCCATTCGACAAAAAGCGCAGCGACATACACCACGTCTTCCACGCACTGAAGTTCTTGAAGAGCGACGGCTTGCTGGCAGCAATCATGCCTTCCAGTGTCACGTTTCGGGATGACGCGCTGACTCGAGATTTTCGAGGCGTCGTTGAGCAGCGCGGCGGCTTCATCGAAGACCTTCCAGAAGGTTCTTTCAAGCCATCCGGAACGATGGTTAACACAGTGATTGTTGTGATTCCCGCCTAACCCCACCCCCGCAGCTTGGCTACAGGCTGCAGCGGGGATTAACAGAATGGAGAGAGAGCATGAGCGAAGTAAGCCGAGAAATGCCGCGATATCAGAGCCATAAAGACGTATGGGCGCTGAAAATCAAGTCCATCAACGAGGGCGTCAGCAATGATCAATTTGCCGAGCTCGTCTTTGAAGATAGTGGATATGCCCCGCTTTACGTTTCAGCTGACTGGTTCTACTCCAGAAAGCCTCAAGAAGGCGGCTACTACGTAGTTTACAAGGATGGATACTCCTCTTTTTCTCCGGCAAAGGCATTTGATGAAGGGTATGTGCCGTATGGCGGCTCGATGGTAGACGTCAGGCAGCTTATGACGTTTTACGGATGCGCGACTATTTACGAGCTGATCGCAGAACAGCAGAACCACGTCAAACAGCTTCAAGAAAGACTCAAACCATTCCTGACGGAACCTCACCAGATAAACCGAGTGCGTGAGGGTTAGAAGACGCATCTAGCTCCACTGTCACCCATCAGCACATAGGAGGATGAGATGAGCGGAAATACGCCGGGGCCGTGGGTTGTCGAGCGTGCCGATGACGCCTATTGCATCGCAAGTGTTGGAAACCTCGTTGTCATGCCATCAAGCGGGGAGGTCAAGCATGACAATACAGAGGCAGATGCCCGTCTGATATCTGCCGCGCCTGATCTGCTCGAAGCACTTGAGATGATCGTGGCGGAGGCGGATAGCTACACGGCCAGAACCGGAAAGCCAGTTTACAACTGGCTCGATCAGGCCCGCGCCGCCATCGCCAAGGCCAAAGGCCAGCCATGCTAACCACGCTATTCCTTCTCGCCGTCCTCGCCGCGCTGTATGCGTGGGAGTGGTGGCGCCATAAACCCTGACCCAGCCAGGCCAGACCCCAAGGTCTGCGATAACCGTAGGCGCGCGGTGCTGGTAGCGCCATGAACATCAGCTGGAGCCGATCCGGCGTCACGGAAGACAACTCCTGCCTAGCGCCTGCCGGGAATCGGTAGCAGGCCGAATGGCTCACGTAACGAGCCTGCATCGGAGAGTGATTTGGCGCGGACCGCGAGCTTGATGGCGGCAGGCGTGAACGGGTAGCTCCCATTTAGCGTCCGCCGGTGCTGGACCTGATCAATCCGGCGAAAAATCCAGCATGCCTTCCCTGTTCGACTCAGGGCAAATCACTCCCCGATGCATCGCATCCCCCTTCCATCGCCCATCCGGGCAGCCGAGGTATCCACCATGAAGCACTACGGACCCATAGGGCGCCGCGAACAGCCGTGCCCGGATGACAGCGTTTCCGCGAGGATTCAACGATGAAATTCGAGATCGACCTAGATGAATACCTCCTCTCCGTTGAGGTAACCCATTGCGCAGTCGTTGAACCTGACTGTCGGTGCCGGGACAGCGCGGACGATTACTACGGCTACAGCGAGCTTGAATTCACCATCACCAGCGGCTCTGTCTTTGACGAAGACGGAAACGAAACGGAGATGGATCTGAATGGTTGCGCAGCGGTTGCCGATGAGCACGCGGAGCGGATCAAAGATCGGCTGTGGAACATGATCGACGCCAAGCGGGAGGCAGCATGAAGACCGACATCCAGAAGGCCGTATTCGACCTGTTCTGCATCTGCCACGACGTGACGCAGGCCGGGCAATACGAGGCGTACCTCTCCTACGCCGGCAACACAAACGGCATCTACGTCCGCGTCTACGACAGGGCAGAGGATCAGACGGTGTTCAGTCAGCACTACTACCTCAACGGGCTGACCGGCGAAGGCGACCCGGACCTGATCGACAAGCTCCGCGCCCTATCCGATCGGGTCAGCGAGTTCCTGCTACCAGCACAGGAGGAGGCGGCATGAGCAAGGAAGTGGAGCGATACACGTTTGTTTGCGACATAGAAAACGAGGAATACGTCCTCGCATCCGACTACGACGCCCTTCTCGAAGAGCGGGATCGGCTGCAGAAGGATGCCGAGCGGCTGGACTGGCTGATGAGCCAAGACAACTGCGTCGTACAGGAAGCCACTAGTGGTTTCTGGCTGCAGTGGATCGACGAGCACGACCCGCAGCTGAGCCGCTACCAATCCGGGGAATACCCAAGCGGCCGCGAAGCCATCGACGCCGCCCTGCAAGGAGCCCAGCCATGACCATTCACAGCCTGAAGCATGACGCCCACGTGAGCCACCCCGGCCTGCCTAAAGCCAGCTGGATCAGCGTCGACTTTCGAGGTTTCTCGCTGCGCCGGCCTCGGATCATGAGAATGCGGCTGGCAAATGCGGCGAGCTTCTGGGTTCTCGGGATCAATATCGTGATCCGCCGCCCGTGGCTTGCAGGGCCTGCCCGCCAGCTGCATCCCGAGCTGTTCAAAGGAGCCCAACCATGACCCTCAAGAACCTAGCCGGCGCCTTCCTGCTGTATGGCGGAGTGGCGCCTTTCTTAGCGGCTCTCGCCTACGTGGCGCTATTGGGGGGTGTGTGATGGCGTCGAGTTATCAAAAAGCCAGGCGCCTAGCGTTCTGGAAATTCTACGGCTACGGCCTGGCAGTGTTCTCGCTGCTGGCTGTGATTAGCGGACTGGCAGGGAAGGTGACGGGATGAACGCTCAAGAACGCAAAGCCTTCGCCGAGACCATACGCCCCGCAGTGAATGGCCAGTCTGACAAGTTCTCCTGGCGGCTATATCAGCGGGCTCTGAAGAAGGGGCGTGAGCAGGTCTATCTGATGGCGTGGAACGTCATCGATGGATACCGCGCTCCGAGCCTCGGCGACCTAGAAGCAGGGAATACGCCAGCCTACCAAATTGCAATCGGCGTGAAGGCAGATGGCTGGTTCCACGGAAACAATCTTCGCAACATTTGCACCCCAGGCTCGGCCAGGCACGACTGGGCGTATAGCCCAGCCCACCACGTGGACGAGTGGATCGAGATTACCGACTGGTTCTGGGAGAACTACCTACGCGTCGGCCGCTGCCTGTTCTGGAAGTACGAACACAACTGGATTGCCATCAATCGCAACGCACGCAAGTGCGCACATTGCGGGGAGCATCAGCGCCGCAGCATTAGGACAAAGCGCGTTATCGAGCGAAAGGAGATTTGGGCATGAACCGCACCCTCCCCCTCCCCTACGACACCGGCCCGCACGACGACACCCCATCAGGCCACAGCTTCGCAGCGGCATGGTGGACCCTTACCGGGTTCGGCGTCCTTTCCGCAACGCTCGCTTTCGGCCTCATTGGTGAGGCGGCGATCTTTCACTTCTTCGGAGGTTGAGCATGAACAACCAGAACATGAGCATCTGGAGCCAGGTTGAGAAGACCGCCCCAGAGGCCACCAAGTCCGCGAAGGTCAACGGCCAGCAGATCACGAGCATCAGCGGCCAGCACATGATCAAGCGCGCAACGGAGGTGTTCGGCCCGGTCGGTATCGGCTGGGGCTGGACGGTAGCCGAGGAGCGCTTCGACCAGGGCGGCGAGATCCGCAACGACAAGGGCGAGCTGATCGGCCACGAGGTCGGCCACACGATCCGCGTGAAGCTCTGGTTCATGCAGGGCGACAAACGCGGCGAGGTCGAGCAGTACGGGTGCACGCCGTTCACCTACAAGAGCAAGTGGGGCGTCACCACGGACACCGAGGCGCCGAAGAAGTCGCTCACCGACGCAGTGAAGAAGGCGCTGGCGATGCTCGGTTTCAGTGCTGACATCTTCCTCGGGCTCTACGACGACCGCGACTACGTGGCTGAGCGTGAGGCCGAAGCCCAGCTCGAGCAGGCCGAGAACAAGGAAGCCGAGGCGGCGCGTCAAGCGCAAGAGCGGCTCGACTGGCTCAAGGCTGCACTCGACACGATCGCCGGCGCGCAGACCATGCACGAGCTTTCCAAGCTTCATGCCTCTTACGTTCGCAGCGCCACGCGCCGCAATGAAGACAAGTTCGTCAAGCGCCTAGCCCTGGCATTCGATGAGCGCAAATCCCAGCTTGAGCAGAAGGAGGCGGCATGAGCGCACTCTACGAGATCACCGGCCAGTTCAAGGAGCTGGCCACGCTGCAGGAGACGGCCGACGAGGATCTGGCCGTCGCCATCCGCGACACGATGGCGGGCATAGAAGCCGAGTTCAACGACAAGGCGCTTGCCGTGTCGCACGTCATCCTGAACTTCGACGCCGACGTTGCTGCGCTGGACAAGGAAATCGAGCGCCTGCAGGAGCGCAAACGGCTGGTCACCAACCGCCAGCGCGAGATCAAGGAGTACCTGCGCGAAAACATGGAAGCGTGCGGAATGACGAAGATCAGCTGCCCGCTCTTCACCATCACCCTGGCCAAAGGCCGCGAATCAGTAGTCGTGGATGACGAGAACAGCATCCCGGACGACCTGATGCGCGTGAAGACCGAGATCGCGCCAGACAAGACTGCCATCGCAGCCAAGCTCAAGGCCGGCGAGGAAGTGCCCGGTGCGCGCCTCGAGCGCGGCCAATCATCCATCCGCATCAAGTAAGGAGCCAGAATGGCCAAGCACAAATACGACGTGGTAGCCACGGTCGGAAAGTACGAGAAGAACGGCGAGACCAAGTACATCAGCCGGAAAGTCGGCGCGGTCATCCAGACCGACAAGGGCTTCCGTATGAAGATGGACGCCTTCTTCAATCCGGCCGGCTGCAAGGTCGACGAAGACGGCTCAATCTGGCTTGCCCTGTTTGAGCCGCGCGACGATCAGCAGCAGGGCCAGCCGCAGCAACAGCGTCAAGGCCAGCCGCAGCGCAGCCAGCAGGCCGCACCGCCTGATTTTGATGACGACCTGCCATTTGCCAACCCCTACCGCGGCGCCCGCTCGCTGCTGATCTGACCCACCCCGGGCGCCCAGCGCGCCCTTCTCCCCGGTACACACCCATGCTCATAGACAACCATGCCATAGCGCAGGGCGAGGCTCTGCGCGCGCAAATTGACGCTGCCACGGCTGCATTCCTGAACGCTGGTGGAAAGATCCAGCTGCTGCCGGACAGCATCGGCAAGCCGATAGAGATCAAGCCGGCGGCGTTCAACAACGCCGGCAACGTGGAGGCTGACCAGCGCAGCCGGAAGCGGGGCGCGCGCAACTCAGCTGTATCGAACAGCCTCCCGCTGCGCAAGCGTGGCACGCCGCAGGCCAAGCAGAACGAAATGCTCCGGCAGGAGTGGCCATGAAACGCAACCTACCCCACGCCCGGCTCAACAAACTGAGCCGGGCCATTGTCCGCCAGTTTCGCGTCGCAGTCGTGAACATGGACCCCGAAGGCCGGCAGGGGCTCGTCGACTGGAAGACCTGCCGCAGCATCGCACCGAGCCGGCAGATCGCCGAGGCCATCTGCGACATAGCCCATAGCTGGGTCATCTACCTCGCCGCGTTCTGCATCGACCAGAAGGGCGAGCAGTACATCAAGGCCAGTGAGATCGCGCCGCAGGGTATCTACCTATCGGACAGCCTCGCCGGCGTGCTGGAGGAGCACTACCGCGCCCTGGTGAAGAGCTGCAACCCGAACCACATCATCGGCTCTGGCTGGATAGCCATGCCTGGCGGCACTTCGCTGGACGAGGCGCAGGCCGCGCGGATCTTCGAGGCGTGCGGGGCCTGGAAGCCTCAAGAAGCTGCGGCCTAAGCCTTAGAAGTCAGGCCAAAGCTCGGACTTCGGCAGCACGCCGGCCACCGCCTGGCACTTCATATCGGCGCAAACAATCATTCCAACTGACTCTGAAGTTCTGGCCACATAGCGGTTCTGCACCGCGACAAATTCAATACCGCCGCACTTGCTGCACGCAGGCCTGAATTCATCGTCGCGCATTTCTTCGATACCCATCTTCATCTCCTTATGCCGGCCCCATGCCGGACGCTGACCGTATCCGATCCGCCAACCAATGAACAGACCAACCTATTGCCGAACCACGGGCGAAAGGCTAGGCGCGTGCGCCTGTTTCCGCTGCCGCCCACCGGAGGCCCCATGCGACCCAAGACCCAAATCTGGCTGCACAAGCCGACCAACACCCGCCACTACATCGCCGGAAGTAACGGTGCCGCGTTCCTGATGCAGGCGCTTAGCCGTAACCCGCGCTACGCCACCGAGGCGGAACTGAATAACGCTGCCATATGGAGCAAGGTATGAACGACACACTGAAGGTAGCCGGGCGAATCGGCGCTGAGCTGGGGGCTGCGAAGGCGGAGCTGGAGCGGTTGAGTCATAAGCTTGAGCGAGCGCGCGATCATCTGACGCACGCAAGGCATGACGTTGAAATTCGCGCTAACGCCGGAAACGATGCGGCGCGGCTAGTCTTGAAAGGGATTGATCAGTGGCTATCGGATTACGACCAATCACCCACCGACACCTTCACCGCCGTCGACATGGCCACAGCCGCAGCGCAGGGGTTCAGGGATGGGCAGGCGGCAGTAGAGCCAGCCCCGGCGCAGGACACTCTTATGGCAGGGTGCCTTTTGCCGCCGCGCATGATCTGCGAGGACGGTTACCCGTCTGATGACTATCTGATGTCAACGGCATACAACAGGGCACTGGATGACGTCGCAGCCCTGAACGCTACGTGCAGCCAGCCAGCCTCGGCGCAGGATGAGCGGGAGGAATGCGGATGCACAGCTGAGCGCCGCTTGGTTGGCGAGGGATGCCACGTTTGCAATCTTGACGATGACATTCACCAACTCGCCTTCGAAGTTGGAGATCCAGCCGACGATGCATCGGGATACTGGTTCGATATGGAGTCGTTCAGCGAGTTCGTTGAGAAGCTGCTGCCAGTCATACGCGAACCATACGAGGACGTTCTGCGCGCGCTTGCCTGCACCCTGGGCGCTGGCGGATATAACGCTCCGACAGTAGACCCGTCCGTCTTCGAGCAGAAGATCCGCTGGGGGATCGATCAGCTGACCCGCCACACGCAGACCGAGCAGCAGCCTATCGAAGGCATCCACCGCAACGCCTACCCAGCGAAATGCCCGGTCACTGGCCTGCCGTACTTCATGCACCTTGAGCATCCAGAGCTTGGGGTTATCCCGACATTCGGCGGCCCTTACGACAGCTACAGCATCCCGCACGCAGAGGGATCGCCAGACGAGCCATGGCATCAGCGAGAGCTGGTGTCGCACCGCTACTGCCATGACAGAGGGCATTGGGTCGATGACGAGTTTATCCCGCTGCGCATCATCCACGAGGATGTTCTGTCGGAGCTGCAGGATAGCGCCGCCCCCATAGCGCAGACCGCCCCGCAGCATCCAGACGATGCAGCCGTCGACCGCTTCGCCGCAGCCATGAAAGCCAAGCTGGCGAAGTCTCGTGCCAAGGGCCGAGGAGGCTGGGATGATCCGAACGTATGCAGCGTCGAGTTCCTGGCGAAGCTGCTGGTCGAGCACCTGGGCAAAGGCAACGCCGGCACATTCGAAGACGTGGCCAACTTCGCCATGATGCTGCACCAGCGCGGAGCCGATCCTATGGTGCTGGCAGAGGCCGCCGAGGCTCCGATCAAGAAAGCGCGGGGTGAGGCGCTGGAGCTTGGCGTCAGAGCCTTGGAGTCCAAGTCCGAGCATACCGAGCCAGCCCCGGCGCAGGATGAGCTTGACCCGATAGAGAAAGCAGCCCTCGATGCTCGGTTGCGCCGAGACTTCGAAGCGCGCTGGCCTGTGCCGAAAGGCGTTATTTGGGGCGCTGCTGTGGGTGACTACTGCCTATCTGAGTTTGCGCAAGGCATCGCGCTTTCGTACCCCGATATGTGGATGGCCTACAAAGCTGGATCTGAGAGGGGAAAAGCATGAAGTACGTACCGGAGTGCCTGCGTAACCTACCGCCGCAGAAGAGTAAGTCAGCAGATTCAAAGCGCCGAAAGTCGGCTCGCGACATTGCCGGGATGACCATCGCGGAGTGCATACAAAGAGTCAAGGCGGAACGACGCAGAAAACCCTCAGACTGGGAGCGAGGGTACAACAGCGCAATAACTGTGCTTGAGCTTTTTTCCGCAGAAATCAAGCAAAAGCAATGGCCCGGGATAGAAGGGGCAGATGTGAATCGCAACAGCGCAGGAAGGCTGCCATGAGCTGGCCTGCGTTCGTAATCGCCCAGGCTGGGGCGTGGTTCATGGTTCTGTTCTTCAACTCCATTCTTGGCGCGGTGAGGGCTTTATGAGCGAAATCAAACGGTATGAGCCGATAAACATCGACGGAACATGCGGACTATGCGCAGAGGACCCTGACGGAGCGTATGTTGATTACTGCCATCTCGCAGCGCTTCAGGCAGAGTTGGCCGCACTGAAAAGACTGGGCCACGAGGCGGACTTGATGGAGCCGGTATATCAATTCCAGTGGCGCGAGATTGGGGAAGGCGACTGGATGGCTTGCAGTCATTCGTGGTTCCGCTTCTGCGAGGCCAGCCCTGAGCACGACACGCGCGTCGTTGAAGTCGCCCGCCCCGCGCAGACCGAGCAGCAGCAGCCGGACATCGCCTGCGGACTCTGCGGAAAGCCGACGGTGTGCGGGAAAGTACTTTGTGAGGCGTGCGCTTACGCCCCCATCGCGCAGACCGCCCCGCAAGGCAAGTTCCGCATGGGCGACCTCGTGAAGAAGTCCACCGGCAGCGAGTGGGTTGGCCGCGTGGTTGGCTGGTACTCGACCGGGCAGACGCCAGAGGGCTACGCAGTCGAGAGCGAGGCCCACGCCGGCAGCGTGCAGATTTACCCGGCTAAGGCGCTGGAGGCAGTTGAATGAGCAAGGTATTGGTTGATCGGGAGCTGCTGGAACGGTGCGTCGACCGCTGGGCGTGTTGCGCAATAGTTGAGACACCTGGCGCAGAGCAGGCGTGGTTAGAGCTGCGCGCAGTGGTGAAGGCAGCCCAGCCCGCAGAGGCGGAAGGGGTTGAGGTGGTTGGCTGGCGCATCGGATTCCCGAACGGGTCCGGGTACAAGCTATATGAGCAGCGACAAGATTGGGCCTATGAAGGATACGGCTCTATATCCTACGAGGTGCAAGACCTGATGACCGTCGCCCAGCACGAGCGCACCCTGTCAGCCGTGACCGCCGAGCGGGATAGGCTGCAAAGCCAGCTGGCCGAGACTCAGGCGAATGACCGCACCGCGATGGGATACCTGCACGATGTGCGGCAGCTCGTAGGTGGCTCTGACTTTCCAGAGATGGTTAGGAACGTAGCCCGCATGGTTGACGCGCTGCCGGGGTGCGTTGAGCTTATCGAAGCGCTCAGCCCGATTGAGGGTGATGTGCTCAGAAAGGCCCGCGCCGCCATGGCTGCGAAGGAGGCGTGATATGGAACTTACAGAGAATCAGCACAGGGTATTGAACGAGCTTCGCAAAGTAGGCCGTGAGAACGCGCTTCGCTGGAAGGATAAAGAGCCACACTTGCATAGCTCTGATCTCGAAAGCCTGAGTCGTGGCGATCAGGCCTGCACCTTCGGTATGGGCGGCCTGACTTGGCAGATCGGTAACCGAGTTGGCATGAAAGCCGGCTCCGTGCTTGCAACCTTCAAAGCTCTTGAGCGTAAAGGGCTCGTCCTGCGCGAAACAAAAAACCCGCAGTACCAGCGGCCGCTTTACTGGTGGCCGGTTGGATTGGCCGCCGAGCTACTGGCCGAGCTCACCCCCTAACCCCACCCAAACACACAGCCTGCCGGCGAGAGTCGGCGGGGAGGATTTGCTATGACTACTGAAAACCCGACGTACTGGTCAGATAACGAAGAAGACTGGAACTGCGACTGCCTCATAGATTTGCTTGCTGGCAATGACGAGCTAAAGGCAGGGGACACGGTTTACTTCGGCACAGGAGTAACCCCGCCAGCCACTGCCTTTATCAGTGCAGATGACGTTCTCGAAATGATGGGCGAACGCGCTTACGACAACTTCGGC